TCCAACTTCCAGTTCCACCAGAACCGATAACAGAAGAACCAGGACTGGTATTAACACCTGTATTAGTATATAAAATAGGAGCGGCTCCTCCTCCTCCCTGGGCTTGATATAAAATAATTTTATTTGAAGAGATGGAACTTTCACCTCCAACCTCGCCTGAATTACCATAGGCATATCCAAATGATCCTCCTCCAGTACCTCCTTTACCACCATCTCCTCCTTTACCAACTATTAAATTTAATAGAGTATTTTTGGGAAAATATTCATAAGCGGCAAACATTAAACCAGCACCTCCACCATTTCCTCCTCCGCTAACCTTGCCAGAGCGGGTATTGATATAAGGCCAACCGCCAGATCCACCTCCACCCCCTCCAGACATGAGAATGTAATACCAACCTGTTTTTGAAATAGTATAAGAATAAGAGCCTGCTGTTGTAAAACTTTGAAAATTTTGCTCAGAGATTTCTATATTACTATTATTGTTTTGTCCTAACAAAATTCCATTTATAGCCATTAAAATCATCCTTTCTATCAGTCTCAGAAACCCACAATATTTGAATTGTTAATTATTACCATTTTAATTAAATAAAAAACATGTTATAATAAAATAAAAAGATTAAGAAAAGAAAGGCGCTACAATGGAAACATATGGATATGCAAGAGTTAGTAGTCATGAACAGAAATTAGACAGACAGTTAAGGGCACTAATTGACGCGGGAGTGGTTGAAGATCATATATTTAGTGACAAGGCCTCAGGCAAGGATTTTAACCGTCCATCTTATCAAAGGCTCATGAAGGTAATTAAAGAGGGCGATACCCTAATTATAAAATCTTTAGACAGGCTCTCGCGCCATTACGAGGAAGCGCTTCAAATGTGGTCAGAGCTAATCCAAAAGCGCCATATCCAGATAAAAGTAATTGATACACCTTTTCTTAACACTAATAATGAATTAGGTGAAATGGGAATATTTATTAACAATCTTATAGTAAATGTATTATTCTTTAGTGCTGAACAAGAGCGCAAATTCATCAAACAGCGCCAAGCAGAGGGTATTGCAATAGCGAAAGAAAAAGGAGTTGCGTTTGGGCGCCCAACTAGAAAGCTTCCAGAAAATTTTCCAATGATTTACAATCTGTGGAAAGAAGGTTATCCAATTACTGCGCTCTTGCAATTTGCTGATGGTTACTGTTATAGCACTTTGCGCAACATGTTAAGAGACCCAAAAAAATATGGTGCTGATATGGACAAATTATTATAATCTTATTAGTGGAATTTTTATTTCTTATATAAAGGAGGAATAAATTCCATGGAACAATATATATATCAGATTATAGAAGCGCTGGGTGCAATTCTCAGTATCGTACTTATTCGTCTTTTGCATAACTTTGCTACAAAGGCTAGGCAAGAGGCAAAGAATGAGAAAGCTAATTTCTATATAGACCTGTTAGAAAAAGCTATCTCAGACGCGGTTTCCGCTACGAACCAGACCTATGTAGATGCACTCAAGGAACAGGGTAAATTTGACGAGAGCGCGCAGAAATTTGCTTTTAATAAAACTAAGAAGGCAGTTATGGATGTTTTAGGTGAAAATGGTCAGAAAATACTGGAAGCCGCAATTAAAGATTTAGACGCTTATATAGATGCTAAAATTGAAGCTGCGGTTAAAGAAGAGAAAATACTCACAAAATAAGAAAAAGGGTAGTAACATAAGTTACTACCCTTTATTTTTATGTGATTCGTGAGAAAATTTTATTGGCTTGTGTAATAATTTCAAATCCATATGTAGCTATTAAGTCAGCAATAAACTCTTCTAGTTCCGCGCTCATGACGACATTATAACTGAACATCGCGGCATGGGTAATCTCATGAGCTAGAACCTTCCATGTTAAAGATTCGTCTAAGTTATCTACGATATAAATGCCCTTGGTTTGCCAGTCACACGCGCCTATGGTCCAAGTTCCGTCAGACTGGCGCATTTCTGGGTGATTGGGAGATACAAGATATATCTCCCATTTAATGTTATTAATCTTTATCAAATTCTATTCACAAGACCTGCCATCTTATTCCTTAATAAATCTTTTTCCTCTTGTGATAAATCATTTATTATTTCTATCATATCTTGAGTTAAATCATTCATGTATTTATCTAATTCTTTCATTTTAGTTTCTTTATCTAAATGACCTTCGCGCGCTTCCATATAGCCTTTTCTTGAAAGCCCACTTCTTCCCTCGCGCGAGTCCCGCTTCATGGTCGGCACTTTAGTTTCACGGTATGGACCTATAGCATCATCATACTCGGAATAGCGTTCGGGCTTCATTCTGATTCCCGCGCGGTCACCATGATAATACATTCTATAAGGCTCGTCTTGTTCATATCTATCTCTGTCATACATTGGATTAGGATAATATGGGATTTCTCTAAAGTAACGCTTTCTACCATATTCATCTTTTTCTTCCATTGCTTCTACTATTGTATGATAATAACAAGCTTCTTCAAGGTCTTTAATCATGTCTACGACTTCACCCATCTCATGCGCATCTACATTGCCCAGGTCTCCGATCTGACCCTGAACCGCCGCGATTAAAGTCTTTTTTATTGTTTTTAAATCTTCCATATTACGCCACCCTTTCTACAATTAAATTTGCATTTTGAATGTCTACGTTTACTCCACTAAGATTTTTGATACTTATAGAATAATTATCTCCACGAGGAACATTTAAAAACATGCTTGAAAATACATTAAAATAATCACCAACTGCAGTAGGCGTTACTATCATTGAAGTTGAAGTATTAGCTTCTCCATCTATTGCAAGAGCTAAAGTAATTGGTCCAACTGTAGAACCTGTTGTAAGCGCTACATTTCCTCCAAATGAAATTCTAAAGCGGGAGCGACACTGCTGTGTCACTCCTCTAAGATTAACTAACCCAGAGCCTTGCCTATGGATTATGCTACATGACCCCGGAACCGCAGTTGCTGTAAATAAAACGTTTCCGTTTGAAGCTACTGTTTGAACAGCATTAGCAGTTATTTCCATATACTACTCCTTTCTTATGCGAGTGCGCCAGTATTATAGTTGCAACCGCATCCACCATAGTTATAATTATAAGAACCAGTATAAGGATTTGGTACTACATATGCTGGCATTGCAGGTTTCGCGCCAAGTTGCTGTACAAGGTAAGCGTTCTGAGCTTGCTGTGAAGCCGCAAACTTAAGTGACTGATTTTCTGCTGTGAGCGCAGCAAGCCTGTCCTGAGTTAAGAAGTCAAGGATTGAACGAGTGTTTGCGTTCTGATTATCAATTATGTCTCTTGCACTATCTGTTACCGCCTGTCTGGTCTGACACTCTTGGGTCGCGAGATTGTAGTTAAGGTCTGAGAACCCGGTCGTGATAGCTTGACGGGTGTCACAACAACAGCTAGCCTGTTGAGCCGCCATGCTATTCAGCTGTGCGGTAATCGCGTTTGTATTCTGCATATTTGCAACAGTGTTAGAGTTGATAGACTGTAAAATATCATAATCACCATTGGTAATAGTATTCTGAATAGTATTAAAACCTTGACAAAGTGAACTCTGTAAAGCGGCAGTATTATTTGCTCTTGCTAATGCGGCACTAGCAAAACCTTCTGATGTACCAGTAAATCCTGCGTCTATTGCGCGAGATAGATTATTAAAGTTTCCTTCTTCGCAGAGGTCAGCTCTTGTAAGCGCGCCCTGGAACGCCGGAGAATTTGCTGTACCTCCGCCGAAGCCACCTCTACCAAAGCCATCCCCGTAACCGAAGCCGCCCCAACAGAACATTAGGATAAGGATCAACCACCAGCCATCGCCTCCCCAGCCTGAGTCTCTGTTACCATAACCGCCCGTAGCCGCAGCGATATCTGCTAAACTATAACCATTAGTATTACCGTTAAACATAAATTTCTCCTATCTACGGAGCATTTCTTTTAATTCTGAGCTTGTTTTATCAAAATCCATTCCTTTGGCTTGGTACATATTTCTTACAATTTGTTCCATGTCATTTGTTTTATGTGAATTTGCAAGAGCTAAGAAATTTTGAGCCATTGGATTTTGAGACGCGTTTTGCTGTAGCATGCTCATTACAATTTGCTGTGGATTTGCCCCGTTTTTCAGTTGCATTATAACTTTTAGTCTGGGGTCCATCTGCATATTATTCATTCTTTTCCTCCTTTAAAAATTAATATCTAAAGGCTTCGCGGCAGGTTGTTCAGGAGTAGGGGTTGACGCCTCTATAGGCGGATTTTGCTGATTTTGCTGCAAAAGCGCGGTTAGCTTAGATATAACATTATTGAATTCTTCTCTTGTAATATAATCTCCTTCTGAGAATTCAAAGTTGTTAGGAATCTCTTTTAATACATACATCTTAAGTGGCGCAGTTCCGTCCATCTGAAATTGTTTGGTATAAATACGGTTATTTGCTAAATCTGGAAAATAATTTATCATACCATCAAAGTCTATGGCGATTGCTCGCGCCTCTTCTATAGAGGATACCGGTCTACCCTTTAAACCTGTCGGAGGAGCATTATAGATTGGCGCTCTAGGTGGGATATTTATCCCTTGAGCGCCGGGGTAATAATTATTGTTATTCAACACAATTCTCCTTTCTTGGAATTTATATTATACTTTAAACCCCTTCATTTATTATAAAAAATATAAGAAGATAATTGTGAATGTTCGTAACTGTAATTTCCGACAAGATTCTACAAATTTCGACAAATTACTGCGCTCAGCTTACTGGATTCGACAAAACAGTAAGCTCAAAAAAGCAAAAAAAAATAGAACCGCATTTAAGCGATTCTATTTTATAATTACCAATACTGAGATTGGATTTATCGGTTGGTGTCCTGCTATGAATTGAATTTTTCCATTTTCTACTTTGCAAGCCAAAATTAAACTATACTCACGTTCGTTCTGAGTGCATTGTATTACTACAGATTCTGGATTATCTGCGCCAGTAATTTCTTCCTCATATACCCAGCGCGACTCGACCTCGGACCATTTATCTTTTTCTAATGTGATTGGGAACATCTTCGCACCCATAGAGACCTGGATTAAAAGATCATTAAGCTGTTCGCGCAACTCTGCAATATCATTAATAGTTGCAATTTCATCAGCTTCCACTATTTCATCCTTTTGCACTATCGCGTTTGCCGCGACCCCGACACGCTCGGTCTCAGACACGTCGGCATACATCAAGGCGTTCTTTGCGCTGGCGCGCTGTAAATAAACGTATCCTTTGGTTTTTTCTTTTGGTAAGGTGTCAACTAATTTAAATAATGCCATAATATTTTTCTCCTTTTATTTATATTATAACATAATTTTTAACTAATTTGGACGGGAATAGTATAATAATATAATTTTTCCCCATCTTGAAATAAAGTAAAGGATTTGTCTCTTGGAGTAAAATTACCTATAGAATTACGATTTCTTATTAATGGGCCTTTGTGAAATTTTGTCCATGAATTAGTGTCCTTGGAGTAGTAAAGTCCTCCAAAAGTTATACCAATCCAAAAACTACCAGTATAAAATACATAAAAAAGATCTAATATATTTTCAGAAGAAGAAGTATCAATATTATAAAAAGAATCGTTATCAAGAGAAAAATTTTTTCCATCATAACTTATATAAAAATTGGCTTGTTCATCAATAATAATATAAAGACCATCTCCATAAAACATATAATCAATAGAAGAATATAAAGTGGTGCTACTTGAATACCAATAGTTAAAATCATCGCTAAAATAAATTAAATTCAAATTATTGTCAACAGCATATAATCGATGATTAACACAAAAAAATTGAGTATATAAATTATTAGTATCATATGAAAAGCTGTTTTGATCATTAATAGAGCAACGGTCAATAATACTAGTTAAATAAATACCCTTTTTTGCGAGACCCACAACGAAGAATCCGTTATCTATAACTGTATAAGCCTTACTGTTAATATTTTGTATATCCTGACTGTTAAATTCGCAAAGTAATGTTAAATCTACATTTTGTGTTGAATATTTTGTAAATTTTTCATCAAAAGCAAAAACAGTATTAGTATATTCTTCTAATTTTACAGGAGCTATTTTATCTTTATCAATATTTATTATACCGGGATGAGTTGATGAAGTCACTGTAGACCAAGTATCTCCTTTTTCTGAATAATACCAATAATAAGTAGAATTATAATTTGTGCAAATAAAAAAAGTACTTTGAACATAAGAAAGGCTCATGTAATTCTTTTCATTTGAATTAACAAATGCTGGCTGAGAAGCTTTTTTCCACGTAATCCCATCCGAAGTATAATATATTTCATTGTTGTAAAGACCTATCGCAGAAGATTGTCCAACCGTAATAGAACTAAGTTTTACAGCAAATTGAGATTCTTTCCAATTTTTAAGATTTGTTGTAAAAAAAATTTTTTTTGTATTATAAATAAAAGTCCAATATTGCTCATTTATTTTTATTAAACTACCACAGCCAGGTAAAGAAATTGTTTGCCAATTTTTTCCGTTGTCATTAGAATAAATCATATTGACATTAGCAATAGCGGAGTTTGATGCCCATATACTCCAAAAATTATTATTATTAAAAATTTGTATTCCATAGTGACCACTATGGACAATACTAACATTAGGCAAAGTGGCAATTAGATCATTATTAAGATTAAGTATATTACCTCCAGAGTCAAGAATAAAAAAATTGTTTTCCCCGCCAAGAAAATCTATAACATTGCCAACACTTGTCTTCTCCCAATTTTCACCATCGCTACTTTTATAAAGATAACTATCAAAATTGGCATACCAAAAATTATTAAAGTATTCTACTTTAGTATAATAGTTACAAATCTTATTTCCATTTTGAGCCTGTATCCAATTTTTTCCGTTAGAAGATACGTATAAGGGTTGTGATTTATCTGAGTTTCCATCTGTTGCAAAAAATTTTCCTCCTTTAGACCAAACTCGAAAAGAGTTATTCGATTCTGTCAAGCCGGAAAGACTTTTTTGGAAAGTATCATCTTCTAAATAATAAATTTCTCTAAGTCCACCTGCAATAACTATGTCTCCATCTGTAGCTAACGAATAATAAGAATCTGTTGAGTTAATTTTTGAAAAGTCTGGAGCGGTAAGATTATTATTTATACACTTAAAAATATTATTTTGAGCTAAAAGATAAACTGTACTATTGTTTGTTATACATCCATCAGTAGGCGTTGTTACTAAAACTGAAAACCAATTTATTTTATCTGAAGAATAATATAACTTTTCACCCCCTAACATAAAATAAAGTCCAGAGACTTTATTATAAAGTATTTGTTTCATGGGAGACATGAATGTTGAAAATTGAATAGTATTTATTCCTTCTTCCCAAATACAAGGCTTTAAAATATTTTCAATAGAAACAAGATATTCTACTTTTTGATTAGATTTTTGTCCTGAAGCTATCATAAACTTACCTCCTTTGTTTCTGAAGTATAAATTCCTGAATAAGTTGCCGCCATTAGAATACCATTTTGATAATTTACATCAAACACTTCTGAATCAATACCTTCGGTTTTTTCCCAACTCAAAGAATTTTCATTAAAATAATAAATACCTTTTGTAGTTCCAGCATAATATCTATTATTTTCACAAAATAACTTTTTCCCTCCGGTATTTAACATCGTAGTCCTTTTAAGGGTAGATATAGAAAAATTTATTATAGCAGAATCCGTTATTATAAAAATATTATCGGTATCTTTTATAATAGCCGAATTCATTGTTTGAAATTCTACTATTGTTGTCGGTGACCATTTATAATTATTTGCTATTTTTTGAGAATCCATTCCATCTAATTTACCTATTGCCACTATTCCAGGCATTATAAATATAAAGCCAATTTTGTCGATATAAAAACAGTCTAGTGAATATGAAGTCTTACTAAAGCTAGCTACTAAAGTCCAATTATTACCAAATATGGTCCCATCAAGACTATTAAGTCCAAGGTCAAAATAGCCATCAATAAACCATCTTCCGTAAACTTTTTTTATAAAATGACTCGAAACAACACTCGTTAAGGTAGTTTTTTTCCAGCCTGTTAAACCGTCTACAGTAATAGTATAATAATTTCCATTTTCATTAGAAGTCACCCATAATCCATTTTCTCCACAAGCTATCGCAGAACAGTTTGTTCCTTGAATAAGTGAATCTGTAATATCTACCCAAGTGATCCCATCTGTTGTTTGTTTTAATCCTGTTTGCGTTGCCGCTATTGCAATACGTTCTTTCATAATAGCAATACTTGTAGCTTGTGCATTGTCATTTCCGGTCTCAAAAGACCAAGTTTTTCCATTATTTTTAGAAAAATAAAGTCCCCCATCAGAATTTATCCCAATCCAAAGGTTTTGAAAAGGATAAATTTTTTCTAAACGCATTTTACTTACTTGAGTCCATTTTTTACCATTAAAATTTTTAGTTTCATCTTGTATTGCGCCCGATAATATCATTACTTACCCCCCTCTTGTATTTCGTCCACTTTAAATTGAAAAGTATCATTATTTGAACTTTGTGAGCCATCTTTAATATATTTTATATCTATAAAATGGTCACCTTTTTCAACACTCGTATAAGTACATGATTGTTCAGAACTTTGTGATTTTCCTTTAAAGTTCATTTCATAAGTGCTATCAGCACTATTGCTTAAACTTAAAGCAGTATCTACTTTTCCCATAATACCGTAATCATAATTAGACTCTGCGTAATTTATACACTTAAAGAAAACAATACTATTTGCAACCAAATGTAATTTAACCCTGCAAATAGCATAAGAACTATTAATACCCTTGTTTTTACTTTCATAATAGCCATTACTATTCAGCTCAAATCCATAAGTAGCATTTGCAATAGGTTCAACGGTATAAGAGCTTACATCTGGAACATAAGGTTTAGATAAATTATAAATCATTTATAACCTCCTTATGAAAATTTTACATCCATTAAGAGAATATATACTGAAAGCGCGCTTGTAGGAACTTCGGCGCAAGAGAAAGTAAGCGAATTCGCAGCTTGTGTAATACACTGTACATCACAATCATTATACATTGTTCTACTCGCCGCAGCAGGTGTAGGTAATATAAATTGACTATCTTCATCTGCCAAAACACCTGTAAGTGTTACTGTTTGCTGATTATCTGTCCAGCCCGCTGTAGTAAGTGTTATCTTGTGCGCGACTACAGTAGAACCACCCGCAACTGGAAGTGATGAATTAAATAACATATTTTATCCTCCTTTTTACATTACTACTCTCTTAATTAAAACGTATACAGTTAAATTAGCTGTAGGTACTTTTGATGCTGTAAATGTAATTTGATTTTTTGCCTGCGCTGAAGCGTAAACTCCTGCTTCCATATACGCGCTCATACTTGCTATTTCTGGCGTTATATGTATTTCCTGTTCTGTTTCTATTGCACTTGTGCCTGATACTGTGACTACCTGCGTATAAACATCTCCACTTGCTGTCCATCCTGTTGACGAAAGGATAATACTTGTTTGACTTGGTATTAAATCAAAACTATAAGTTTGAACAAACATGGCATCTGCTTCTAAAGAACTAATGTAGATTTTTTCATCGCTGATACATGAAAAAATTGCACGTGTATTTTTTTGATAATAACTAAGATTAAAATAAAGTGATCCATTATAAAAAACAATTTCTTTTTTTCCTATTGCTCCATCTATTGATGTTAAAGCTGAATTTATTACTTTCGTACTTGTAAGTTTTGTTCCATCAATAACTAACGACGTACTACCACCCGCGCCAAGTAAAATTCCATTTACTGCCATTTTTATCAATCCTTTCCAATATTAAAAACCCACACTTTTTTGAAATGTAAAAAAGTGTAAGTTTTCATTTGTAAACTATAAAAATTATAAAAAAATTGGTAAGAGATATAGTTATCCCTTACCGGCATAAGATATTCTATATCTCTATATATTATAAAAACGCGCTCAGCGGCTTGAGCCATTTTTGTCCAAAAAATTTTACTGATTTTATTATCTTGTAAATAGACAAGGAGGTCTTTATGGCAGTTGATGGTATTTTACTTGGAAAAAGTAATAATAGTAATACTCCTTTTAAAAAAATAGAATATACAGGAGGAGCAGATTGGTCAACTTCTAATAAACTTACTTTTACTTTAGAATGTGAACCTACTTATTTAATGATTTATTATAATTCATATAACTGCTTTTTACAGTATTTCAAGCTTGAAGACGGTTCAACAATGGGATATATAATGTATAATGGTAATGGACCAGTTTTAAATATTCAAAATGGATATATAGGTGGCAGTAATTATTATGAAATGTCTGTAACAATTTCTGGTAAAACAGTGACCTTAGTAGCGCCTTATGTAAGTGGTCGTCCACCTTATTTTAATGGTGGTGGAGCAAAAGGTATTATTTTATATTATTAAAATTTTATTTAATATTTTTATTCTGTACTCACAAAAGGAGTGAATTAAATGAGTACAGAAGGAATTTTATTAAATCAATTATCTTTATCTGAGAGTTTAAAGGTAAAAAGAATATATTTTAAAACCAGTTCTATGGATAGAAACAAAGGATGGGGGATTGGTATTATAGCACCTACACAATTCCCTTTACCTTTTGAAATAAATCCTGAAAAAACTATTGTTCTTATTAATGGTGGTTTAGTATGTAGTGATAGTGGTTCAAGCTCTTATCCTGATACTGATATTGGAACAATATATGTCTCTGAAATTACTTCAAACACAATAGCGTTTAGTATGAGTCATGCTTTTTATATAGACTATGATAGCAAGACTCAAATATATGGATATAAAGCAGGCACTTTTAATTGGATTTTAATTGAATTTGAATAATTTTTTAATTAAATTAAAAACCTGTACTCAAAGAAAGGATACTTTACATGAGTACAGGAATATTACTTGGTCAAGGCGGCGGTAGCTCAATCCCCGCAGGCCTAATATGTATGTGGTCTGGTTCTAGTTCTAATATACCTAACGGATGGGTACTATGCAATGGAAGTAACAACACTCCAGACTTAAGAGATAAATTTGTGCTGGGTGCAGGCAATAATTATGCTGTGGGCGCAACAGGTGGTGAAAAAGAAGTTACTCTTACTGTTGCGCAAATGCCTAGTCATAATCATGATATTGGGAATCATAGCCATAGTATAATTAATTATTATGATTACAGAAGTGGTTCTTCTGGTTTGGGTCTTGAGTATAACACTTGTGGTTCTGGCAGCTCAAAAATTTTACCAGGTTTATATACAAGCGGCATATCTGGTGATACCACCACTTCATCTATAGGTGAAGGAAAATCTCACAATAATATGCCACCTTATTATGCTCTTTGTTTTATAATGAAATTGTAAAATATTACAAGTCTTTTAAATGGTGTATATTTCTAACACAAGGAGATTACACCATGGCAACAAATGGAATTTTACTAGGACAAATAACTAATAATATAATAAATGCCGATACTGTCGAAGCAATTCAAGGAAATTTTGAAAATGGCAGGTATAAAACCATATATGAAAATAATGAAGGAAAAAACGCAACATTTACCTTTACTCCAAAAATTAGTGGTTATATAAATTTTGTAGTTATAGATGGAAGCAGAGAAAATTCTGAAATAACATCATCCGCTTCAGTGTATAGGGTCTGCCTTCAAGATAGAAATAAATTATATTTTTATTTTTTTAAAAAAAGAATAATAGTGGACACAGTAGGAAAAATTTTAGATGAACCGCCCAGTGATAATGCACGCTTCCACAAAATTTTAATTACCGAACCCGTAAAAATTACCGCTAACCAAACATTAACGATACAAACAATATGCAATACTGGAAAATGGTATCAAGTAGGCATTTTATATGATATAGTGCCTAAAATAGATATTTAAAAAATCCCCTCTACTAATTACAGTAGAGGGGATTTTTTTTATTGTGGATAAAAAGTAAATAAGTTAATCGCTTTACTATTTTCTTTACTCATAACAACAGTTATTGTATTCGTATCAAAACTAATACTTTCTATATTACTATAATCTTCATTGTCTTTATCTTTACAAACTACCATAGGTTGTTTATCGCTTGTAAAATTATTTGCAACAGAAAGAACAACTTGTACCTTATTATCTGAAGTAGTAGACCAAGTGCCTGTTCCAGAAGATTTAAGTGGAATGGTAAAATTTGTCTTTATAGTTGTCGCCGCGGCAACCTGTCGACCTAATTCATTACAATAATCTGTTAGAACATCTACTTGGTCATCAATCTCTGCTGCACTATATACACTTAAATTCTTGCGCGCCTGCTCTACGGTCGTGGCACCAGTTCCGCCATGCGCAATATCTATGGTAGAACTCTTAAAGTTATTTAAACTTGTTTGAATAGTATTTATTTGACTTTGCATATTTGAAAAAGCATCATCAAATACAGTGTCATCATCTATAGACACCTTTAAAGCTATATCTTGAGTTTCAAATGAAACATCTTCTGACATTTTTTTTAAGAGGGCTTCATCGAAATTCAAGATTCCACCTCTTGATACTTGATTAGAAGTTGTTATAACTCTTAGTTCAGTTAATTTTTTAACAGTGCTATCTATTGATTTAAGACTATTATTTAATGTTGTAAGCTGTGTTGTAAATTCACTATTTTTCTGATTTATATAATTAACAGTATAAGTTTTATCCATTGCGCCTGTACTATCATAAGTATTTTGCAATAGAGTAGCTAAAGAGCCTGCGCTTCCAGTAACTTTGATAGAATCCCAAACACCAGCATCTGTCTTAAATACCCAATATCCATTTATTTCACCTTCACTATTGGTATAGTCTACACTAAACAAATTAGCTGAAGTAGCTGTATGTCCGTAAACTGCTTCTGCAATAGCACCAAATTGAGCTACATCTGCAGCGTTATTTGGATTAAGATTACCCTTGTATTTTCTTGTATCAACTTTTGTATATCCAGAAACCGAAGCATCATAAGTAAAATCATAGTAATCTGCTATAGTGATTGGTGCGCCGGTATCACCCTTGTCACCCTTTTCTCCAGTATCACCTTTATCGCCCTTTTCACCTTGAACACCCTGTATTCCTTGGTCACCTTTTTCGCCTTGAACACCCTGTATTCCTTGGTCACCTTTCTCGCCTTGGATACCTTGTATACCTTGCTCTCCTTGAATACCTTGGTCACCTTTATCTCCTTTATCACCTTTTTCACCCCTAATATTGCATTGTTTGATCCAAGCACCGTTGGTCGCACGATAAATGTCCCAAGTATCGTTTCTAAGATAAAAGTCTCCATTCAAAGAGCCAGAACCTATGGTTGGTAGACTAGTACCTGCGCGCCACACAGAAGGCTTTGCAAGAGCAAATGAAAGTTGATAAGTATTTGCATCTTTAATTGCGCCAGTCACTGCGGTTTTGCTTACATCATCTGGGGCGAGTGTAGAGAATGTGGTTGTAAATAAAGAGGTTTTAGGTAAATTCAATTTTAAGCGCCACTGGGTATCGTCCATGACTGAACTTGCGGTTGGTGTAGATGCTATCCAAGAACTTCCATCTTTAATGAAAGGGGAAAGAACCGTAGTATCAACCCCATCGAGCTGACGCGCGAGCGTAGCACAATACTTAAAAGTATAAGTTGTGCCATTTACAGTGGTACAAAGATAAGTATTACCATTTTTACTATTTACGTAATAATCTCCAGAACCAAATTTTACACCATTTAATTCATCTGTAGTTATTGTTGTTGTTGTGTCACTTTTATTGGTAAGCTTAGTTCCATATAAATAAGTTAAACCTTTAGGTAGCTTAAAGTAAATGTTTGGATGCTCCGCATCAGAACTATCAACACTTGCTTTTGGTTCTTGGTTAGTAAATATCCATTCACTATCCACAGTTATAATAGGGACATTACCAGTTAATGAAGCAACCAAATGATAACCAATGCCGAAATCATCATTTATCATATATTTATCCATACCATTTACTGGGTCTATACGTTCATCTTCAACTACAAGTTTATCATCACTAGTATAACATTTTTCCCAAATTGTAGTATTGAAAAGTTTTCCGTCTGCTACATCTTTATAAGTTCCATCCTTTTGTAAAGTAGGCACTTTATATTCTTTGTCAATTTGTCTATTGTATTCCCAACGAGTTAAATCTTTAGTAAAAGTATAAGTTTGACCATAACATTCTTTAGTTTCTGCTTTTTGATAAATTGTTTTATCCGCAGGATTACCATAATTTATAAAAACAAGTTCATTAATACCAATATTAGAATTCCAACGTGCTTGTAAATCTTCAAGCATTTCGGCTTTATTTTCAAAAATTTTAGCTATTCTAAAGCTTTTGCCTTGCTTACCACCATAAAAACTCATATCCATTAGTTACTACCTCCTTCCTCTATTAAGAAGTCTATAATAACATTATTAATTTCTTTAACTCCTTTTTCTACATACACTCCATTAATTCCTCGGATTATTTCTGAACAAGCGCCATCCATCTGTGCAGAGTATCCAGTTTCAATTACCTCTCCATTAGAAAGTGTTCCACCTTGATAAATTACATTGTAATCTTTCCAATATTGAGCAGTGTAATTACCCTGAGAGTCTTTATTACCAGATAATCCTGCGATTGTAGTCATATACTTATCATAAAAAGCTTTTGCAGCTTTACTTTGAGCTATACCATTAGTCAAATGTTTTTGAGTTTCGCCCTCATCTAATTCATAATTCTTTGGAGCTTCAAATCTTAAAAAATTAACATTTATATCTTCATCTAATTCATAAATTCCAGTTCTACCAATCATAATTGGAGAAGTGGAAGAATTTATATAAAATTTTGTACCTGCCGGCGCCTGTATGCCTAACTTACTAAAATTTCCTTTTTTAAATTGAGAGACAATATCATTATAAATATTTAATGCCGTCCCCTCTATCGCAGAGGTCTGGTATCTCTCTTCTGTTCGGAAATCCTCTAACCTATAATATAATTGATACGGCTGAGCCATTCCTTTTCCTCCTATACTCTAATCAGCGCTTCTTGTGCTGTGATAGACATAGTTCCATCATATGCAAGAGGAAGGCTGAATTGGGAGATTACATAATCTCCATCTATATTACTTAATTTATCTTTAACCTTTATCAAACAGTTTGGCTCTAAATAATAAATCGGCGTACAATTTATTGAAATAGCAGTATTATATACCAAATTCTGATAAAGTGATTCTCTAATATTTTCAAACGCGCTTGCACTTGTAGAAGATGTCAAAAAATAATTCTCCTGCTGAGGAGTATACAAACAATATTGTTGTCCATATGTATTATAATTATCACATGCAACTATTATTTCTGCATTATTATCTTCTGAATTCAATACATAAATCACATCTGGTACTTCATTTTGATACAAGAGTGAAATAGTATTAACATTATTAACCTTTGCGCGGCGCCCGATCTTAGATACCGAATACCTACCTATCGCGGCACTTGAGTCTATGAAATCAAGCCAATACTCTAGAACAGCGGGATTTTGATATACGGTTGGATTCCAACCTTTATGACTTATATCTTCTCCCTCTTCAAGTTTAGTCCATTCTTCGTTACTTGGGTCATAGAGTTTGCGCCATTCTGCTAAAAGTTCATCATCATAGACCTTTTTCTGATAAGATGAGTCTTGATAATTTATAACTGCGCGTCGATAAAGTTCTTCACGCCAGTCCGCCCACTCTAAATCACATGCCGGCGCGCATAAAAACCAACCATTATCTTTTTCCTCTTGCACTATACCCTCTGGAAGAATTGGCTTCGCACCACCCTTATCTACAAACTCATATCTGATAATTTTTTTATCTTTTACAAGTTTATACATATCCATTAAACATAAGTCAAGTTCTGGTTTCTTATCAATAACCACATGATATCTTATTCCTATAGATAATGAATCGGTAAGTTTGCGTTGACCCCAACAAATATAATCATTCTTAATATTATCGTATGATGGACTTTTGCTTACAGAAATTAATGTCTTAGAGTCATTAAAGGCGTAAGCATATTTACTATCATTAAAGAAGTTAATATAGTTTTCACCATTTAGCTTTTGTATTGGTGTATAAGATGTATTTAAATAATTTTTCTTAGATTGAAAGATAAATCTACCAAACACATCATAATAATATTCATAATTGCCGCCAAGTGCAGTAATTATTTTATCTAATACATTAGTAACACTCTGACCCGCGGACATAGTTAAATCCCCCGGATATGTTAGAGGCGTGGACTTGTACCCTACATCTTCGCCGGATTCATATTTCTTCCAAGCTTCTGTATTTTTGTCTGGCGGTTCATTTCCTATATAAAAGTATGAACCATCGTCTCTAAGCCACATAGGAGTAGAACCTTTATATTTTATTAATAATTTACCTGTTTCATCAACATCATTAATAAAAATATTACTTTCATCTTCTGCGCCAAAATGGAACACAGCTTCTCTAATAATCTGTCTTATGGTAGGGTATTCATAAGTAATATTACCTTCTTCATCTTCTACGTCAATCTGATGAAAAGCAACAGAAGAAGGAAGCATACCACCTACAGAGCCGTCAAGAAGAACCATCTTATCCTTACCACTAATAGAAATACTACATCCTGAAGTTGAATTACTCATATTCGCGCTTGATATTACAAAAATACCGCATGGAAACCAAATTGTATCTCCATATTTCTTTTTATAACTTTTAAAAGGATTGGTTAAACCAACTTCTACCTTAATCTTTTTATCAATACTAATTAAATTATCAATATTTTCAAGGTCATTGGTTTCTTCATTGGCAATCATGGTTAAACTAATAGTTCTTCTTATTGCCGCACTACCATTGACATTGAGTGAGCCACTAGATATAAGTCCTTGAATTTCTTTTATTGGTTCTTCTGCAAAAGAAAGAACAGTAAGTTTGCACCAGTGTTCTCTAAGATTCGCGCGATCCAGCTTTAAGAGGAATTCACTATCCTGAAGATACTCATACATAGCCTATCACCCCGCATTCGCCGCCGCGCCCATTGTAAGAACACTAACCTTACATGTATAATTAATTAATGCATAATTCTTGGTATTGTCCGCAAATTTTAGGCTTGCTATATCTCCATCAGATAAATTATTTAGCACATATCTTTCTGTTGCACCTATTCTAATTGCGCGGTCAGTTTTGTCATATTTAGATTTAATATAAATAATAGTGCCTTCATCTGCTTCTATATCAAGCTTAGATATATGTTCAAAGGCATAATACCTTGTACCATCATTATAAGTATCATCAGTTTCATCATAATTAGAAAAACTTGTTTTATAAGTATTTTCAGTTTGTTTACGACACATTTGTTTGATAGTCTCAAGAATATCGTCTGTTTGAATTACTATATAATTCATTTGATGTTGAGCGTCATAGGTACTGTCTACTGCATTTGGGTCTGCTTCATTATAAACTCTATACTCAGTTTTTATTCTCTTGTCATTATAATTATTTAAAATCTTTTTATCTGTCTCAAATGCACCACCCAGCTGACCCCATATAGTAAGCATATCTTTGCTAACAACAGTTCTGGATAAAGCTTCAGTTGTAATAACTCGTGCAGTATAATTAATTGTAATAGGCGTATAATATTTCTGCTTTATTCCATCTTTATCAGTTGCTTCAAAAGGTAAAGTAAAAATCTGATGACCAGAAGTCATAGCAAAATTATCAAAATTATATGTCCTATTAGGTTTTATTCTAATCTCATTACCGTCTATTGTAAGTTTAATTGAAGAATAATAAGTATTCTTAGAAATTGCTTCTTGGAGCGTTTCGAGTGTTGTTCTCTGTTTTTGTAGCTCCGCAATCTCGTTCTTTAACCTTAATACTTTATATTCTATAGTTTCTAATTCAAGTGAAGTTTTCTTTCGAGCTATTTCAGTATCAATAATACTAATTTGAGCGTCAAAATTTTGATTAGGATAAACGTCTATAGAAATAGCTTTGAGATTTCTAAATTGATATTCATAATCAGAATCTCCAATCCTTTGACGACAATTCTCTACAATAGCTTGCATAATATCATCAGTTTCTGTAAATAAACCGCTGACCTGTCCGCAAATAGTTTCAGTATCACCAACTTGTTCTTGGAACTCGCCTATATCTATTAAATCGAATTCGTCTAAGTTCTCAAGGCTAGGTTCATCTACTTCAATCGCAGTCGCGCTAAATGAATAAATTAATCTGCCTAATTCTTCTTTCGGCGTTAAAGAAACTTCTGTAAGAACTACTAATATATTTCCTTCAGTTGGAGACTTATATAATTTATATTCTCCATCATTTAAAAAATCTATTAACAGCTCTCTATATTTGCGTTCAACAAAATAATAATCATCTGTTAAATCATTACTATTATCCAAGTTATTTACATCACAAACATAAATTCCACCGAGCCACTCTTTAATATTTCCATCTTCATCTTCTATTCTATCAAAATCTTCAAAATTATCCGCGCGGCGCCAGTAATTATCTTTGCTATTTACACTAAAACAAATTTTATCTGCTCCAACCAAATAATCTCCAGATTTGAATCTAAAGCTGTCAGAATCTACATATTCTGCAACCTCTTGTTCTACGGAAATAAGCCCTTCAACCTGAAACTCAGAATAATAAGCATAACCATTCTTAGTTACAACTGGATATTTTCCACCTATTGTATCTTGTTTATTTTGTAAAACATTTTTCTTAAAAGATTGAATTGTATTATCATACATCAGTCTAATATGACCTTTAGTTCCAAGAATATAATTGTATTGAAAATCAACCCAGCGCGCAGGCGCACCTTTCTCCATAAGAGGTACAGACCTATATCCCGAACTATTTTCTTTAACTATTGCATATTTATATTTAATACCACTTTCTATTGTATAATCAGTTTTGTATAAAATATCTTTAGTACCAACAACTGTAAAATAACATAAATCTTCCCAAAAATTATAATCAGAATATTCGTCAGTTCTTATAATTACAAAATTACCAGATATGCTATCTTTAAAATCAATGGCTAACACCATGCAGCCTTCTTCATTCGTTAAAGCATTAGTATGGTCATATACTTCAAGAGTTATCCCTGCTAACTGATTTAAACGACTAGGGATTACTTCAAAATAACTGGGGTTGGAAGAACCTTCATATCCATTCTTTGTTATAACAGAATATAATAAAGTATATTGCTCGTTTTCTGATAAAGTCTGTTTAAATCTGTACTTATCACTACTTAACACAGCAGGTGTTTTACTTATAAGGTCTTCAATTTGATTTTCTTGTAACCAATTTTTATCTAAAGAAACATTATCTTGCGTAACATTATGTTGAAGCCATCCTGTATCTAAAAATAAATCTGCTTCGTCTGTAGATTGTCCTTTATAAACTCTAAACCTATATTTATCTACAGGTTCGTTAGAAATACAACCATAACGACCAGAAAATAATGGTGTTATTGTATCTACTGCGTGCAACGTACTATCAAACTGTACATTACTACTTGAATCAGACAACTGTTCACTTGAAAGTGCTATTAATGGTTGACTTATACATTTTAAAACCATAATAGTAGACCACTCACCAAAAGTCTGGTAAGTGGTCGTATTATTAGTTATCTGTGTAGTTTTCCAATTATAAAAATCTTTTCGATTTTTTTCATCAAGCCAAGAAAGCTCAGAATCTGCGCCAAAACGCATCTGAACCTTATAATAAGTATCTTGTTGCCATCTAGGCTCTGCTAAATCAGAATTAAGTATAGTAACTTCACCATCTGTAAAATTTACATCAGTGTTTTTCTTATAAATAATTCCGTCTGGGTATTTAGTAGTATCTACTATAGATGCACCATTAGATTGTTTAACAATCTTTATTTGAACGTGTCCTATGTCAGATAAAGATACTAATTCTGGCATTGTAAATTTAATAGTATATAAACTCGCAGAGACAAAAGCAGGTTGTGAAGCCGCCAAAGTAGGCGGATATAATGTTGCCATAAAAAAGCCTCCTTTATCTCTTCTCATTTATTATAAAAAATATTTACAATAGATGATAGAAAAATGCCCTTACTCAGCAATAATTTCATACAGCGCGTCAAGCTGATTTACTGTCATCTCAAAAGACTGTAATTCATCAAGTTTAAAAGGCATTAAATTAATTTCTATTTCTGTATGAATTAAATCGTTTAACTGTCTTTGAACATCGTCAACCATTTCTGGCGGTACAGAAATATTTCCATTGCCATCATCTTTTCCATTCTCTCTAATTAACTTCTCTCTTGCTTCATAAATTTCTTTAATCTCTGGCTCAAGAAGTCTAAGGTTTCTAACTACTTTAAAAGATGTCTTTACGTCTACTGCGCTCTTATCTCTGAGTGTTTGTAAAGTATCATTAATTGGTATAAGTTTTTCATAAGATAATTTCATATTTTTTCTCCTTTATCTCTTTAATATATAAATTAACCGAACACTGCGGTTAAATTTAAACCATTCACGCTTACTCCACTAAGATCAAGCTCTGCTAATTCAGACAGGTCTAACTCATTTCCTATCATTTTAAACTGAGTTGAATCTTGAGAACCACCTGAAGTTATAGTAAAATAAGTACCAATTGTTAATGAGCCGCCCCATTTATTACCTTGAAAATAAATTCCCCAACCGTCTTTTTCTTTATTTCCAGGAATATATAAACCTTGACTATCTAAAACTAATGCTCCATTAGTTAATTGGTCATTTTCTATTTCCCAACCCCCAATAGTGCCAGAAGTAGCTGTAATTGTTCCAGTAATATCCGCGCCAGTAGCTTTCATATTTCCAGCATAATCAACTGTAAATTTATTATTTACGTTAATTGCTAAATCACTGTTGCTAGAACCATTTAATTTTAAAGTCATTCTTTGAGCGCCATTCATTTTACCTGCAATAGTAGAATTTGTTGGGGTTATAGTAATTTCTCCATTTTTACCAAAAGAAGCATTTCCAGTATTAGCGTCTAAGAAAAAACTTCTTTCCCCAGTTCCATACCCAAAAAGTCCAGTTTCTCCACTACTAAGCTCTCCCATTACCATACCAGTAAATTGATTTTGGTCATTTTTACTACCCGCGCCAACCATTGCCGCAAGTAAATAATTCCCTTGTTCGTCAATTTTCATTTGAGTTCCATCCCAACCATTAATTTCAGCCATTCCATAAGTATTTCTATACATCATAATAGTATAGACTATATAATTGGTATCATTAATAGGAATTTTTAATGCCGCAGAACCTGCACTATATAAAAAATTTGAAGCCAAAGTTAAATAATATTTTTCTCCTAAAAGGCTTATATTTACTAAATCGGGGGTATAGGAAGTAATTTTACTAATTTTTTCTTCATCTTTTACTCTTGCATATAATTCAGAATATTTGTAAGAAGGTGTTGTGCCGTCTGATTCATATTGCACAAAAGAAGGTAAATTAGTTTCCAAAATCAATCCTTCTATATTATTAGAAGAATAAACTATAGGATAGTTATAATAAACTATTATTTTTCGCTTTAAATCTTTATGAGAAATGGTTACTGCAACTTTTAAAACTGCGCCGGCTGCCAAAACACTATCAGCAGTTTCAAAAAGATTAGGTTTTTGAATTGATATAGTGTTATTCTCTTTTTGAATAATATTGGTTTGGTTTATTTGAAATTTACCTTGAGAAATATCTACATTTGACTTATCTACAACTAAAGTTTGTGCCGGGGTAGCATCATCTCGAATTACATTTTCACCAGACCACTCAAAAGAAAAAGTATAACCTTTTTCACCAGATTTTATTTCTTCACCATCTTTATATACAAAAGCTTTAAAAGTTTTATTATTACTATTAAAAACTGTAAAATCTTTATCTAACTTTCCATTATCATCTACAGGACGAATCATGGTAATATAAGTAGTACCATTAGTTCCTTGCTCACCGTCTTTAACAAATAGTATATCACAAGGAAACTCATAAACCTTTTCATCAATGGTAGTAATCTTCATTGTTAAACTATTATTTTGATAATAATTATAATATTTAGGACTAATCATGTAATGTAAAACGTTATATCCGTCAACGTAAACTTCCTTAAGCATAGAGTTTTTAGGTTGTATTTTGTCAGTTCCAATAGAAACTCCATAACCATCAACCCACTCAACTTTAAATGCAGTTCCAGCGCCTTCGCGCCATGTTATCTTACCATCTATAGTTTTCTCTTTTTCTGACTCTTCTATTGCTATATCACCATTGGCGTCATATCTGTAAACCTTTTCACCTTCAAAACTAACAGTCACATCAGCCTCTTCACCCACATTGTTAATATCATAATGACGAGTTACTAAAAAATTATTATTTTTATCATAAATTTTACAATAGATAGTAAAACTAGGATATGATAAAAACTCAGTAATATTGACTTTATTATAGGCTTTTAAAGTTTTATTTACCTCTCCATCTGCATTACTACCTACATTTACAGTAACTTCAGTTGTGTTACTTGCGCTATATTGTTCTGAAAGGTTTATATATGAACCATTTGGTAATTCTCGATACCAAGTACCTTTATACTCTTGGTTCTCAATATATAGATAATCCTTATCTTTTACAGTATCACGCAAAAGCTGAGCATTAATAATCTTAGAGTCAGAATTATATACAGTTATAATTCCAGTAAATGGACTTTGCTTTTTACCATATAAGATTAATACCTTATATCTTTGTTCTATTATAACATCATTTTTAGAAATTGTCAACACATTATTAGAAACTTTTTTCTCGTCATCTATCAATTCCCAACCACAACCTACTTGCGCGCTGTACAGTGGCGTTCCTACAAGCACGTCCGGGTTCTCTTTATACCAGTATACTTCGCAAGAGGAATCAGTAATTATGTTTTCTCCTTTGTATATAAGGCGCGGACTTACTGTGATTTCTGACACGTTTCCGCCCAGAGTATTGCCCTTTGGAGTATCAATCAAAACATAATATGTGTCTTGTGTATAGTCTAAAATTTGAACATAATTTACTGAAATATCTTTAACGTATATATTTGATGTTTTTATTTCTTCTTTAATAGCCGTTGTTGGGTCGCTCGGGTCTGGCTTAGTCCAAACATCTACTTCCATTCCTTCTTGAAAAAATACTAATTTCTCAGCACTTATAAAACTATTCTTTGGAATCTGAAAAACCGCATACTGTGGACTATAAGAAGATAATTCATAAACATTTCCTGTAAAAGAAGTTGTGTCTAAAATAAAATCTTTAGTTACTGGATTCTTGTCATCTTCCATATTAACTATTTTTAAAGTTAATTTTAAACCATAGTTACCTTGAATATGCTTTCCTAAAAAATTAGTCATAAAAGAAGCCTTTATAATAAACTTATCAAATTCTTTATTATAAGTCTTTAACAAAGTATCCGTTCCAGTATGCTGCGCGCTTGCGCTATCATGTTGCCAAATAGGAATCTCTTGTGCGTTCTCACTTCCAGCTACAAGACCTTTTACCTCAGGCAAAACCCCGTAAGTGGATGCCGCGAACCAACTTGGCTCTACATCAATAATAGTATTGCTTATTATATTGCGCTCTTGCTCTGTGGTATCTTTATTATTAACTTTCCCCTCGATAATCTTGGTATTAGTAAAATCACCCTCGGGTATCTTCACATAGACTGAATCGCCTTTGTTATACTTTGCATTTAAGTCCACGGCAAAGGCTTGAAGGGTATTACCCTGGTATTTAACCGCATATTCTCCAGTGGTGGCATCTATAAGCTGAATTATTTCCATAACTACAGTTTTATCATATTTCAATTTAGAATCACTGGAATCCGCTATTTTAGACATGGCTTCTAAAAGTTTGTCAAAACTAGTAAAATGCGCCATATTTTCTCCTTTCTCTCCTTGATATTAAGAGGGGAAATTAATCCCCTCTTATATTATACTAAACTCTTTTTATACTTGCAAATTGTGCCGCTTGGTTCGCTAAATCGTTAAATGCTTCTTCTATTTCTGATGCAACAGAGACATTAGGGAATGAAGCGTCTATGGTAACCATTTGTGGAACTTTTTCTGTAGAGCTGTTAATATTTGTATTAATCTTACCTAAAGAACCTACTAAATCTACTAAATCACCTACAAGAGAAGAAGTAATTGATTGACTCATAGAACGAATTACATTCACTGCGTCCAGAATATTTTCCGTATCTGATTTATTAAGCACTAATTCTTTCTCATGTAAAAGCGCGAGCTTGCTTTCAGGCCCCCAAGGTCCAGTATAACCACCGGTATCAAAGGAAGAAGTACCTTTATAAGGATTATCCTTAGTGATTTTATTCATAATTTCAACCCACCATTGTAAAGCACTTCCACCATTATTTACAGAATCAAGCATATCTTTTGCAGCTTCATAGTAATCAGAATCTGGATTGTTATAATATTTTGCCCATTTTTGTAAACGTTCATTACTAATTAAACTTGATAAAGTTTTACTATTCATAGTTGCCATTTTGCCTGCACGCTCGGTTAAAAGTTGATTAGCTAGCTCTGTATCCCCTGCCGCAATCGCGTTCATATACTGCTTAGACAAATCTCCCGTATGACCAGTTTTATCTCCTGTTGCAACATAAGCTTCGCCAGTCGTACCAAAAGCAGCGCTCGCCGCAGCAGAATATTCCTGTATCTTTTTAATACTATCATCTAAAGCCATATTAAAAGCTTTTAAATCTTCTTGTGTAGATATGGTCATTGTGGTTACGCTGTCCATAATTCTATTGTTAGCATCATAGAAGGTATCTGCTAAATCACCCACATCTATTCCTACCGAATTTAAAATGTCTTTAATGGCATTGGCTTGGTCTTCTGCATTGGTAGTTGCATCTGTAGAAATATCTTTGATAAACTCATTTGAATCATCAAAAAGCTGTTTTAAGTTTTCCATAGAGGTAGCCTTTTGCAAGTTACTATCTTTAAAAGTTAAAGTAGAATTTTCATATACTTTATTTAATTCATCATAAATATATTTTATTTTTTCTGCATAAATTCTATCTAATTCTTTCTTTTGTTCATTAAACTCTGTTTGGTCTATTATACCTGCTTGATATTTTTCTTGGAGTTCTTGAACTCTTTCTTCATACTGTTGTAAAACATCAAACCAAGAAGCTGCAATTTTTTCTTCATATTCTTTAGAAATATCATACAAATTCTTTTGCTTATCTTCTACATTTTGTTCAGCATCTGAAATAGCATCCGCGTCAGCGGTATAAACATATGTATAATTACCAGAAGCGTCACGTCTTAAACGCATAGTAGTTTTATTATTTTGGGCTTCTTCTAATGCTATCTGTGCAAGAGTAAGCTGATATTTAGCATTTAACAAATCTACATTATACTGGCTTAATTTAACGCCTTCTGCTTGTTTTTGAGTTACTTCATCTGCAAGCGCTGCCAGTTCTTTTGCGCCAGTAACATTATTCTTATCAGCGATAGAATTATTTATCTGGCGCATTAATTTACCTAATTCATAAGTTTTTTCTGTATTATCTAAATATTCTTCTGAAAGGTCTTGGTATTCATCATAGTAATTTTTCATCATCTCTAAATCACCCATGTTGAATAACTTCATTTCAGCTTTCTTCATAGAATTTTCAAGCGCTTCTGTTGCAGCATCTACAATAGCAGAGATAGACTCTTGAATCGCGCTTGTTAAATCTGCGCTTAGCGAAGTAATTTGTTCAGTGGCTTCTTTTATTTTATCATCCCACTGCTTTAAAACAGCATCATCAGCACCTTGCGTAGCCAGTTCCGCGCGAGCTTCTTCCATACGTTTTTTTGCCATTTTTAAGCTTTCTAATTGTTGTTTTAATATAGAAGCATTATTTTTATTTGTCTGTTCTATTGTGTATTGAAGAGCATTATAAGTGCTATTTTTAGTATACTTTTGTCCAGAAAGACTTATAATATCTTTCATATTACTAAGGATATCACCAAAATTACTTAATTTATTTTTTGTACTTTCAACCCTATCATCTAAATCATCAAATATTTTTTGAATATCATTTCCAATATCATCAACTTTATTTTCTATATCAGTTACAAGTGAATCTATATTTTTCTTAGCTTCATTAATCGCATCTTGCAGATTTTTATTCATACCGTCTGTGGCTGCTTCTGCATTTAGCTGTCTGAGGTAATGGCGCTGATACTCAAGTTTATTGAGCATTTCACCTAATTCATCCTCTTGCGCGTCTACAAGTAATGATACATTGAGTTTATAGTGGTCTAAATGTGAAAGTCTTGAAGATATATGGTCAAGCGCAGCATCAGCTTTATCTGTATTTACATCTAATTCGAATTGGAAATCACTTAATTTATTATCTATTATTTCATTAGTTATTTCTTCTATTGTACTAGTTAAATCAGCATACGTATCATGTTCATCTTGCCATTGTTCTACTTTGTTTTTTAAAATCTCCCAACGCTCTTTAATCTTTTCTGCGGCTTCATCGCTACCAGCTTTATTTAATTGCATTTGGAATGAAGCTTTTTGATTCTCCATAAAGGCTTTATAATTAGTCATGTTGCCCCAAGAATCAAATTGCGCACCAAGTCCAGTTAAATATTTTTTATCAAATTCTAAGTCATTTAATACTTCTGCTTGATATTTTTTATAAACTTCAAGTTGCGCTTTAAGATTTGCGTTCATCTGCGCGGTCTTAGCGGAATAGTCCTTCGGGTCATAAGCGCGGTCGCGCGCAGCAGATAATCTGTCATAGGCTTTCGCTAAATCATCTATTGTTTTCTCGTAATAATAATATTTATCAAATTCGTCATCAAGCTGATCTGGTTCGTATTTACTTTCAGAGCCGGAGCCACCGCTGCCACCTTTGGATTTACCTCCAGAGCCTTTACTTCCAGAAGTACCCGTTGCTTTTGGAATAGATGCTGTAGTGCCTGCGGCACCTGAGGTAGTTGAAAATTTAATTTTTGGAAGTTTTAATGTAACAGAAGAATTAGAAAGATTTACTCCTTGGCGTTTTAAACTAGCGATTGCGGAGCCAGCCCGTGGGTCAGCATATTGCATCATATTAGAAGTTACATTAGGGATTGGAATAGAAACTGTTTCCCAATCATCTACTGAACCACTTATAGTAAAACCAAAAAGCTTACCTATTTGATCTGCTGTCGTTCCAGCCGCTGTAGCCATTGTTTGTAAAGCAGCAATAAATTGAGCATCATCAATTTCTGCGCCAATTTCCAAGTTATGACTTGACACCCAATTGGTAATTAAACCAGCCATTTGAGTTAAATCTTCTCGCATACCAGAATCATCTATTTCATCTGCGTATACTTCAAAAAAGATTTTTTCTTGCGCCTTTGCTTTTAACCTATCAACTGCATCTGCATCACCATTTAAAGCTTGCTCGGCTAATTTTAAAGATTCTGTATCTGCTAAGAAAGTAATGTCTATTGGCTCACCGGCGGTGTTTTGAAGTCCTTGTAATTGCATGCCAAGAACTTTTTCCATTTGTGTGGTGTAATCATTAAAAGTATTTGACCATTCAGAATTATTTTGACTACCTTTTGCTAAAATAGGTTGCCATGTTTCCCATCCAGAACGAATTTTTTCAAGACCGTCATTCATCTTTTGATATGCAAAAGCAACTTCAAGAGCAGTATCATAATTATCTGCTAAAGTCTTATTAGCTATTTTTCCTTCTTTTGCTAATCTTTGAAGCTGTTTAGCATAAGCTTCAACGTCAGAAGTATCAAAACTATAAGTATCACCCGCATCTTTAACAGCATCTATTTCTTTAGTAATATTAGCTAGTGTATCCGCAGCTTCTAAATCGTCAGAATATTTCTTAATATACCCGGAAGCATCTTTAACAAATTTTTTAGCTTCTTCTTCAGTTAATTCGGGCACAACTTCCAAAGCTACTTTTTTATCATCTTCCGATAAGCTATCATAAGCTTTAGTTACAGCTTTTTTAGTGCTGTCTGTTAGATCACTGTCTTCAAGTGCTTTTCCTACTGCGCCACCCTTATTCTTATTCTTCCAATTATCGAAAACATTGATGGCACGCTTAATAAATCCCCAAGCTGATTCTTCTCCAAAAAGACCCATATATTCAATAGCTTGCTCACCATCTGTACCAAATATAGCTTTAGCAATTTTATCTGGGGAAGAATTAGCATCTAAATTATCAGTTTTCGCATGAATTGCATCTATTGCAGCATCTATTTCAGCATCGGTATAACCTTCAAGTGAGCCACCTGTTAATAATTGTCCAAGTATTCCACCAGTGGTTTCGCCATATGTATTAACTAAACTTTGTAAAGCTTCATTTACTTTTTGAATAGTTTCTTCCGCTTCCTCTGCATTAACAGAAGTCATTGCCAAGTATTCAGCTTGCGCTTTTGTGTTTTTTAAATATCCTTCATCATCTTTAGTTAATCCAGTTTTCTCTTCATATCTACTTCTAATACCTGTTTTTTCATATGTTGCATAGCTATCTTTAACATCTTTGCCAAATCTCTTGGATAAAGCTTTATTTACAGCTTCTTTATTTTTACTATTATTATAAGCGTCATTGTCAGATAAATAAGTACCAAAATAACTCTCTAAGGCATTATCTTTAGAACTATTATTTGTTTTTATTTTATTCCCATTTTCAAGTATATTTTGAGTTCTACTATCTACTTCTGCAAGTATTTTTTCCCATTTTTCTGCATTTAATCCAACTTCAACTAAAGTGCCATTATATTCAGCAGTTCCTTTTTTAAGTCCTGCCATTTTATCTTCAAGATTACCAAAATCCTCTGCGTCAAAACCTAAAATCTCTGACGCGCCTATACTATTTCTTAATTGAGTTTCATTTATTGTACCACTTGTATATTGGTCTAAATATTTTCTATCTTTTCTCTTTACACTATTTCTATTAACGACATTTTCAGAATCCCAAACTGCATTTTGACCAGCCATTTGCGCGGCTTGTTTGTCCGCAACTTCTTTGCGCTTTTGCTCAATTAAATTATCCCAACCCTCTTTAGAAATCTCTAAGCCATTTTCGCCTTGAGAAACATATGCCCAAAGTTCTGGATAATTAGTTAAAATTTCTAAGATTTTTTGGTTTACTTCATCAAGAGCTTCATACCAATCCTGAGTTCCTTTTACAACATCATTTAATCCAGATTTAGCTTCATCATAAACACTTTGAGCATCTTTAATACCTTCGTAAGCAGATTTAGCTTCTGATAAAGCTTGATTTAATTCACTTAATTTTTGCTTATTTGCTTCAAGCGCATCTGTATCTGCGCTTAATGCTTTGCTAATTGCCCAAATGCTAGCTACTACTGCTGCGGCTGCCGCAGCAAACCAGACCAAAGGATTAGCCAATAAAGCGACTGCAAGTTCTTTAGCGGCAACAGCAACAACTTGTAATGCCGCAGCTAAACCCGCGTGAGCTGCCGCTGCTGCACCTGCGCTAGTTGCACTTGCCGCTTCCGCAGACGCTTGCATCATAGTAGCAAGAACACCTTGTTTTTCTATTGCAATAGATATACGTTGAGTTTGATTTGCTTTATCTTTCGTAATAATACCAGCTGAAAGCGCCTTGGTTTTTAATTCTTCAATTTCAACAGCAGATAAATCAGTTTTAGTGTTTAATTCTGTAATAGCATTGCTTGCAGTGGTAACTACATTATCCTTAGAATGAGCTTCTGCGCTTGCTAAAGTTGCTTTTGCATTCTCATATTGAGCACGAGTTTCTTGTTCAATATTTTCGGCATTAATCTTTGCCTGTTCAGCATTATTCTTTCTATTCTCGGCAGAAGTCACTTTTTGTTCTGCTTCAGTTGCAGTATTTCTAAAATCTGCAAGGTTGTTTTTCCTAGTTTCGATTCCTTGTTTAATATTATTTTGTTTTTTTTCATTTTCTTCAATTTGGGCTTGAATTCGTTTATAAGCAACTCCATCTTTTACTAAATTATTTTGTCGTTCTATTAAAGCGTTTTTTTCTTTCTGTAAAGCAACTAATTTTTCTTCTTGTTTAGTTAATTCACGCTGTTTTTGTGCTACTCTTTGAGTAGCTTTTTCAGATTTTTCAACTGCTTGGTTATATTCTTCTTGTGCTATTTTCGCCTTTTTTTCAGCTTCTTCTCTATTTTGTTTAGGGATATTTATTTTAGCTCTTTTACTTTGAACATCACTTTTTAATTCTTTAATCCTATCTTCTGAAAAAATATTATTTTTGACATCCGCGGCTTTATTTCTACCTTCTGTACGTTTACTACTAAATTTATTAATAGCATCAAATCCAGTTTTTACCGAAGGAAGCAATAGACTTAAAGACATTAAAACTGAAACCATTTTTTCTGTTGAAGTTGTAGCTTCATCTGAAAAAACTGATTTAATACTCTGCAAACTAGAAATCGCTAAAGCGGCTTGACCTGCGGCAGATGATAATTTTAACATTGTCTCTAAAGAAGACTTTCCTGCGCTCTGAGTTATTATTGAGTTCTCAGCTTGGCTCATGCGCATCTGACCTTCAATCATCTGTTTCTCAAAATTCCAATATTTTTCTGCTCTATCGTGCATTGGCTTTGCGCCATAGCCTATATCAGAGAAAAAACTACTTAAATCATTCCGCTGCCCACGTACCTGTTCTTTTGTTTGTTTTAATTGCTGTACAACTCTATCTGAATACTGTTTTAAAGTATCTAAATCAGAAATAGCCATATTTTCTAAAGAATCTAAAATACCTTTATTATTTTTAGATAGTTCTTCATAGACTGTTGGAAAATAGTCCTTTAAACTTTTTACAGCGTTAGACACCTGTTTTTGAATTGCCATAGTGCTATTTCCTGTTGCGCTAAATGCATCTCGGATACTACTAGCAGTTAAACTACTTGCTTCACTTAATCTATTATTTTCTATAACTAAATTTTGATAGCGGTCTGTTAAATTAACTAATAAATCTTCTAAATTATTTACGTCACCTATATTAGAAATATCATTTGCAATAACTGTATCTATAGCATCATTAAAACTTGGCACTCTTCTTCCAGTTAAGAATCTGTCCATTTCTGTGCCATTTTTACTTGTCATTATATCTTCTTGTTCAGCTAAACTTTCACGTAATTTTTCTTGTGCCTCATTTTGAGCTTCCAAGCTCTGAATAATAACATTATTATATTGTTTTTCTTGTTCTGTTAAACTTTTTGATTGTTCAAATGCTTTCTGCCTAACTTGGATTAAATGTTCTTGAGCTTCAATATTTTTTAATATGGTTGGGTCTGTAATTCTTTCTTTTGCAACAGCAATTGAATCTACCATATCTTTTTGTAGATTCTTAAACATATCTGAACCTTTTAACCATACTTGGAAATTCTGATTCATACGAGTAAAAGCTGCATTTATTTGAGTAGAAAACGCGCCGCCAGCAATACCTGCAATAGCAAGAAATAAAGTTTTTACTCCTCCCATTTGCTCTAAAAGATTCGCGGCACTACTAGCAACCTTATCTAATGCATTATATAAAGCTTTTGCGCCATCCTCTATATCTAATTGGTTATATACTTGATTTAAAGAATCTTTAAAACGGTTTTGTGCGGCTGTCCAAGATTCTTCATAAACTTCCATTTGTTTATCTACTGCACCATCTGCATTTTTCGCCCAATCCAGGTTCTGGCGATAAGAATCTTTGGCTTCCATCAAAGCCATGAATCTAGAATATTGGTATACACCCGCAACCGCTTGTGCCGTTGCCACCTGCTGAGTACGACTTAATGTATCCCATTTATCCATTATATCGTCAAGAATGGTATCAGCATCTTTTAATTGTCCAGAAGTGTCAAGAACTTGTACCCCAATCTTAGACAATGCTAAAGAATATTTATTTAAATCAACACCATCTTCTAAAGTCTTACCTAAACTCAATCCTTCTAATCTTGAAAATATTGTCTTAAAAGAATTACCAATTACATTTGCTGATTCTCGCGTGCTTGAACTTACTGCCGCTAATGCCGCAGCCGCGTTATCGAATGAAAGCCCTATAACCGGACCAAGTGCTACAAATTGCTGTAATCCATCCGCAATCTCAGAAGAACTAGATGCTGTACGCGCACCCAAATCCGCCATAACATCAGTAAAGTGTTCAAGATTTTCTGAACCTTTTGCATAATTATTCCAAATAGCAGTCATATAGGAAGATACTTGTGAAGCGCTATCCCCAGTAACATTAGCCATTTTTAATGTGGTCTCGGTTCTAGCTCTTGACTCCTCTTGGTCTAGACCTTGCTGGTAATAGATCAAGGCACCTTCCGCATAATCCTTGGTCGTAGAACTTAAACGTTTCGCCGCCTTACTTGCGTCTATAGCAAATTGCTCCATGGACTCAGCACTTTCATCTGATACTATCCTAATGTCTCTTAAAGCGCTATCTAATTGATGAGCATAAGACACTGCATCTGAAATAGCACCAGTAAAGCTACCTAAAGCACTTGCTGTTAATTGCCAACGCACAGTATTTTTCATAGTTACCCACATTTCATCAAGCATTTTACTTGTCTGTTTAATAGGCTCTTGCGCGGTAGCAACGGATTTTGCAAAAGAAGCAAATGCCTGTTGACCTTCCCTACCAAAATTTAACATCTGTTTAGAAATCTGGTCAACTGACATTCCTGCCTTCTTTAATTCAGTATTAAAATTTCCTAAATTTAATTTCCCAGCAGAGTTGGTTGAAGCGCTCAACATACGAGATAAATTTTGAATCTCAGCCTTGGCTTCTTTTAAACTCGCAGTATTAAATTTTAAAGGATTGTTATACAAAGCTTCAAGCTGTGTTTGTAACTGTTTTAAAGAGCTTTCCGCTTCTTTTGTATTGGCTTTAAAATTTAAATTATAATTTAATGCTTTAGCCAATTTAATTCTCCTTTCTCTCCTTAAAAATATCTATAAAAAAATCCACCCATAATAGAACGGGTGGATATATCTTTCCATATTAAATAAAAATTTTATTCAGCAGTTTCTAACAAAATGCCCTTATGCATTTTCAATAATTTTCTTTACATATTCAAGATTTTCTGGATTTAAGCCTTCAGTAATTTTATCTACATCCATAGCAATAGCATCGTTATCTGCGCGCATTCTACTAAGCATACCTGCAAGACTACAATTATATCTTTCTATTGCAACAGAACAAGATTCTATAGTTTTAATAATACTATCATATTCTTCCTTTGGAATCGCGCCAATTATTGCGTCAGTCGCGCCAGCCGCATCTAAAAGGTCCATGGTCTTGAACAAATTATCCCCAATCTGTTTTTCTGTGAAAGTAATATTAGTATATGCTTTAATTAATTCTATAGTTGTAATAAAATCAATCTTAATAGGATTAAAATAACCATATATTTCATCAACCGATTTGGTTAAAATAGATTCTATTAATTCTAACTTTTCATCAGTTGATAAAAATTGCTTCACAGCAACTTGCGCGCCATTAATTTCTATTGTTTTTTCTTCCTTGTTTACCTTAGGAAGATTAAGTTTTGTAAAAGTAATTTTTGCCATAATAGCCTCCTTTATCTCATATATAATATATTATATCAAAAATTATTTCGCATACAAAGCCGTTCTATTCATAGAAACAGAAATTTTATATTTATGTAATTCCATTAAAGTATTAGAGATTCTCTCCATTGCACCATTGATTCCTCCATCTGGAACCGTTCCAACCCAACTATTTGCAAGCCGCACATTATCTAAACCCTGGAAAGTAAAATATGTATCAACATTATTTTTAACGCTATTAAATAATCTACTCATATCTACTACTCTTACCTGTCCACCCACTCTATCATTAACAATTAATATTTGCGCTGAATAACCTTGCTTTTCGCCTATTGCTCCCTGCAAAGATTTCATAGCCGCAACCTGTTTAACAGCTTTATTATAACTTGATATTAATTGACTATTTAAAGCTACAATACCAGTCCCATTATAACTCATCATGTTTAAATAGTGAGTTACAAATTCTGCATTTTGGTCAAGCAAAAGGGTAAGTAAAGGAGTAGAATCAACCATTCCAATTTTATCTACACCTATGTTTTTTGCAGAAATACCTAAAGACTTTTCTCCATCTTTAAAATTTACAGTTATATCAGCTTTTGCAATCCTGTTATCAAAATTCCAAGTGTACTCTCCTTTTGCATTCTTAGATAAATCATATTTTCCCTTTATAGCATTTCTTGAAAGTTGAGTCATGTTTTCTGGTGTAAAACTAATTGTAACTCTATCGGATTTCGTTATATTAGTTAAATTTTCTTGAACCAAATTATCTGCCCAGTTCTCATCAACTTTACTTAAAGCTGATATCCCAGAACTAATTGCAGATAAAAGAAAATCTTCCAATATTTCTGTTTTAGGAAAATTTGCTTTTTCTATTAAAGCATTTATCTCGTCTAAATATTTCCAAAATTCAGAATCTTTAAAGACTCGCTTACCCTCAAAATTTGAACTGTTAAAAATTGATTCAAAATTACGCGCCTGTTGCAAGAGGGAAGAAGCTGTATTAACAGAAATAAAACCTTTATTTGCTTCTTTTGTTACATTATTTATCATGATTTGAAGTCTATTTTGTACGGTTGATAATCTTACATATGATTCCCTATTAGTATTTATCTTGCGCGCGGATTTGAATTCCGGTCTTTCAATTCCACCTCCAGACTCCCACATAACAGGTATAAGGTTATCATATTTAGCTAAAAGCCCCTCGATGCGGGCGCGCGCTTTTTTAATTTCATCTTTTGATATATTTTTACTTTTCTTCTTTGAATATAAAATAGCATTTAAAATCTGTTCTAAACGTCTTAAGTTTCCTGCGGAAATACTACTATTCTTAGGAATTTTTATTTTATCATGTTGCGTTTTTAAAGCTTGAGAAGCATCTGGTTTTTTGCTTGTTCCTCTTCTATTAATACCATATTTTATATAATTAAGTTTATTATAATGGACATAATCACCAATTCCACTCATAGTAAACTCCTTTCACCTATAAAAAAAAGGAGGGATAAAACCCTCCTTAATTTATTATTCAGTTTCAGTATCGTCTTCTGTAAACTTTTCAGTTCCAAAATAGAAACCATCAGTATCTTCATTGTACTGATATCTCTTATAAGTTACTTCACCAGCTTCTACACCAGTTTCAACATCAAAGTTGTCATCTGCTCTCAGAATCTGGAGTGCTGCAAGTGTTTTCTTGCTTGCTCCCTTAACATAGCCTGGGAACGCGTCAACCGTGAACTGGAATGTACTTGGATCGCCACTTGAAGACATTGTAAACGTGAACGCGGTCTGAACCTTACCCTTAGGGATAATAATTTCTGCCGGTACGTCTACGCCATCAAGTTCTCTTCTATAAAGAGTTGAACCCTCAATATAGAAATAACCTGCAAACTGGTCTGGTGTAATTTCTATTCTCATAGCATCTGTCATATACTTATGATAGTAGTCTACCATAATTCTATCGCCCTTCTTGATAAGGTCGCTTGATACGATAGTGCCTGCTTCTGTTACTTTTGTACCTTCAATCTTTACAGCCGTACCAGACATTTCACCATTGTCATCTAACAGCATAATATAAACAGGTCTTTCAACCTCACCTTCCTGTGAAACGTAAATAGAAGGGTCAGTAGAAGTAAGTGTTACTTTACCATCTTCTGTTGCAATAAGTGAAACTGTTTCATGTCCAAATACTGCGTTAGCCTCAGTGTTGTCGGCCTGGATCAGATTCGCACCGGTCAGGATAGCCATACCCACAGGGCTAATGAGAGCATCGGTAAATGTGAAGGTTACGTTCTTCAATTGTTTCTTATGTCTCCATAAGCTTTAGACTATATCTTCTCTATATACGCGGCGTGGTTCTTCTAGCGCATATAGAGTCCCTCACTGTCTCCATTAAGGAGCACTTAGTCGTTGAAGTTTTTAATTATAATTTTCCAGAAATCAGAAGTTGTCAAAAACTTCTCTAATTCGTTAAAATATTGATAAGGAATAATTAACAAAGGAATGTGATTATCTTCTGCAAATTTTTGTTTTATATAATCATGCTTTTGTGTATAAATTAATCTCTCTGGAGTATTCCATTGAGTCCCACGAGCAGAATAATGCTGATCACCATTATTTTCAATCAAACCAATTAATTCATCATTTTTATTAAATAATGCAAAATCAAATGGAAGCGGCGCTTTATCTCGACAATCTTCAAAACGGTACTCTCTTTTAAAAGGAATCTCTAATTTTGTTAAGATTCTGCCCATTTCTTCATTAGCCTTAGAATTTATACATCCACAAGAAGTAGTATTACCATTAAATAAATTCCCACCTCTCACAGTAACTTCATTACCACACTCGCATTTACATTTATAATAATATTTATCTCCATGTAGTTCATAATTGATAATTGTCAATTTACCATATTTTTCTCCAATATGATTAGCGGCGTTTTCTTCATTATATTTTTTAGTATTTTCAACTTTTAAACAACCACAGCTTTTAGTAGCGCCTTGTAATAAACTTCCTCTATAAACACTTTTTACAGTGCCACAATCACATTTACAAATATAATATCTTGGTCTACTAGAATCCTTTTTTAATACCGTCCATCGACCAAATTTCATTCCTATTAAAGTATTCATGCAATCTCTAGAACAAGCTGTAGATTCACCTCTGATAAGACTTGTACCTCTTACAGGCTTCTCCGTTCCACAAACATCACATTTACATAAAAAATATTTAACTCTATGAGCATTATTATGACTAAATTTTATTACATCCCAATGCCCAAACTTCATTCCTGGTTTTATCTCACTTGGAGTCATGGTTTAAAGTCTCCTTTTTCAATGATTAAATAATTAACTTACCTGCGGATTGTCTTATAATCTTATGCTTTTTACTATACCTTGGACATTACTCCTTGCCCTTGGTTATGTCACCATACCAAGTTAGTATATAAGACCTTCAAGAGATCCCCGCAATTCAAGGGTTTGATTTAGAAGGGAACGAACGTAGCCTAAAGGGCTTCTTCCCCTTCCCACGCGATTAATCTAGAGTTACCTCTTCCGCCCTGGGCATAGGTAGTCGTAGACTCGCCCGTAAGTTCGGAAGTGGTTACTGTATCAAAATAAATAACTGGTTCGCCCTTTTTAAAAACATGATTACCTATCTTCATGTTTGCAAGAGCTTTAAAGCATACATCAACGCATTCGCGTACACCTAAACGCATAGATATACCTCCTAAAAATTTTAATCTATGTAATATCTTTCATCCAATCATCTACCGGTTGTTCTGGAGAGCCACCCGCTAGACGTATCTTAAGATCTATATTCCATGCCATATTTAAATTAAATCTTTCAAAAACTTCATATAAAGTAGGTAACGTCCATTTGCAAATCTCCAGAGGATTAATATGTAAGCCCACAGACAGAATTGAAATGTAGCGCGCCAGTATAGATTCTTGAATAGAACCTTTCTGTGCAGCAACTCGTTGTTTACCTCTTTTTATTTTTTCAGCTATATCCGCAGCTTTCTTATTTACGGGATTATAAATCTGTTCAGCGCCAAAAATTTTATAGGTCTGAAAAATTTCCCTTAATTTTTCCTGCAATATTTCAAATTTAATATCATCTATAAGAACAGAGTGTTCAGTTTCCACATTATTAGCAATTAAACCGCCAGAAGGTGAAAACATAAACTTATAGTTAGGAAATAAAATAAACAACAGCGAAAAAGTATTATCTTTAAGTTCTTTAGATTCTTTTTCTTGAAGTATTGTTGAAAAAATCTTAAAATTAGTTATTTCTGCGAAAGCTGGTAGATTTTGAAAGTAATTTTCTTTTTTTAATGTGATAAATTTTATTACAGAGAAAATAACTTCATCGTTTCCAAGATATGATAATTCTGTAATTGATGGTTGATGTAAAACCAATCCTAATTCTGGAATGGGTATATCCACGCCAGTAAAATGACTTAGCTTAACCATTTAAAGTTTTAATATCCTTTACTTGGTCATCTTTACCATGTGTTACAGAATACATTAAAGTCAATCCGGCAATTTCATCACTAACAACTATTTGGCTTGCGCCAGTAAATTTAACAGTGCCAATACCAGTCAACTTTTGATTATTAAACATAGAATCAATAATACCGGCAATTTTATAAGGTCTTAATTGAAAATCAGTTAATTCCCATAATTTAAAATTACACAATATATCAAATACTATATCACAATCTCTAAACTCTGGATTTCCACTCTGAACAAAATTATCAAAAGAAATAATAACTTGCGCCTTTAGCTCTGGCTCAACTTCAGCTTTCGGCACAATTTTAATATATTTCTTTGTAATTAAATCTAAAACTTCATCCTCCGAAAGGTTAGGACAAGAGGAAGAAAGACATGTTTTATCGGTACGATAAAGCAACTTTTTAAAATCCTCATTATCTAAAAGTTTATTAATAATTAAGCGATAATCTTTTTCCAGAGATAGAAAACTAGAGTTAGCCTTTTCATAATGCACTCTTTTCATATCTCAAACTCCTTTTTCTCTAAAATAATGATTCTACCACAATCATTTTCTCATAAGTTACGCCGTCCACTGTATATACCAATGTAAAGCTACCACTTACAACATCATTCCAAACTAATTTTACGCGTTGGTCTGCAAGAGGAAGTAAAGTTATAGGACGTTTTTCCTTAATTGACCACGCGCCGCCAGCAAGACCGGCGCCATATACATAAGATTTTTTAGGTCGAATAACACCTTCGCCCTCTACGATATGTTCACCAGATTTCTCTTCTCTTGCAGGTTTTATTACAAATGCGTCTGCAAGTGCTTCATCTGATTTGTCTTTATCAACATCTTTGTAATATTCAAGGGCAGTTATCTGTAAAATACCCTCAACACTAATACTGTCAACTACTTGGATTTCCCAAGCCATATCATTAAAAAGAAAACGTGCATATCTTTTAAAAAATTTCTTAGTATCTGGATTGTTTGGAATTAATATCTCTAAAGACCAGTTAGGCGTATCTATACTAATACCTGATTTTTGCAGATAGTTAATCTTCGTTTCTACTGGACCTTGGATATAACACCATGAAGATTTTTTTACCATCTACCCAAAAAAGCTCCCATTTACAACGTCTAATTTCCGCCTTAAAAAAAGAATCTTCAGTAGAGTGAGGTAAATATACTAACCATTTTGTATCTGTATTAAGCCATTCAAATATATCTCCTGGCATAAATTTAGAAGCAAAATCTATAGAAAGTATTTTATCATCATAATCTTCTTTTTCTTTGTCTGGGTTTATGAGCGCGCGCCACTGCACGTCTTCACCCAGCTTTCTGACATCCTCAGCTTGATGACTATATTTTAAAGTCTTGAGAAATGCCTTATATTTATCTTGTATCATTCTGTGCTCTTGGTCACCGCCCTGCCAATCAAGCCTTTTCTTCATTAATTCTAGATTACTCATGATACAATTCATTAAACATTGTAATACTCTCAAACACATTACGTCTATAAGGTTCAAAATGTTTAATAATCTTCATTCCCTCTAACTTAGACAAGAGTGTAAGAAAGTTTACATGCCCTTTAAAAATTTCATTAAGTCCTGCTATTTCAATAATTACACTATCTAGCTGTTTTTCCCAATCAGCATTTTCTTCCCAAAGTGGAATCAATTTCCATATTTGATTGGTCATGCGCTTGCGGCTTTGGTCAAGGTCACAATCAAACCCATATTTAGTCGTCACTAAGCGCGCTCTTTTCTATAAGAACTGACCAATTTGATTCCATACTACCATCTTCTTCTTTTCTGCGGCGGCGCCTATAAAGACGCTGCATATGGCGCTCTTCAGTCGAAATATTATCTTTAAGGGAAATTAACTTAGCTAAATGATTCGCTTGGCTAGTCATCTTAAAATCAGCGTTTGAATACTTCATACGAGTGTTCTCGATGCTAGTTATCTGACGCTGAACCCAAGCGCGCATCATTAAAATTGCAAGAATATTTATTTCCTCTTGGGTTAGGTCGGCGGTAAACCCATTTTCATCATAATCATAGATTGCGAATCGAGGAAATTCAAAATAAGGAATTGCATCAGCTAAAATGTTTCTGCAATCCTCTATCGTTTCCTCTTTTGTCCACTCTTGATACATGTCATCAGTGATTTTTCCAAGGAAACGGTCATAAATTACATCGAAAGAAGTCATATGTCTCCTTTCTATCTATTATTCAATAATCTCATATTTTGGTGCCGCAGTTCTGCGCCCGCCAGTAGAAGCTGCCGGTTCAACTCTACGAGTCTTTTCTTCTGCTTTTGGAGCATCAGTTTCTTCTGAAGCCTTTTTGTTTAAAATAGCTCTGTCAACATCAAATTTTAAGATTTCTTTAATAGCATCTCTTTTAGCAGAATCATTTAATGGGAGAGAAACAGCATAGTCTTTTATCATATCTTTAATTGCCTGTGGAGCAAAATCAAGACAATCCTTAAAAGCATCCAGTGTTCCTTCTCTCATAAGCTTCTTGACATCTTCCTCAGACATGGCATATTCTGGTTCAACCTCTAAGTTTACCTTAGCTATTGCGTCCTTGTCAAGAATCTGTAAATAATTCTTTAAAATTTGCTCACCGCCGCCAATATAAGTCAGCGCTTCAAGCTCTTCCTCTGGAATTTCTTTAGTTTCATGCGGTGCAAATTCTCTTCTTATATTTCTTTTATCACCTAATTCTGGAATAACATAAACAGCTTTTCCATTACTGCGATTTTTTACTTTTGCCATAACTTAACTCCTTTATCTCCTTTATAAATTGGGTGGAGAAAAATCCCCACCCAATCAATCTATATTATTCGTTTGCAAGCTTACCTGCAAGCGCAGTATCTACATAAGAGCAGATGTTGTTAGTCATCATAACTACAACACCAACCTTTTTGTAAACCTGAATATCTCTTGACCTATCATAATGAGCAAACTCGTCAACGATAGTATCACCTTCAAAAGCAACCTTTACTGGCTTAGAGTCAGTACCACCTGGAATAATCCAGCAGTAACCTGGGTCAATAACCTTAGTTGCATTTGTTTCATCCTCGAAAGACTGTGGAAGGATTATTACTGGAATATTACCCTTATAACGAGTAAAGTAACCATTTTTCCATACTTCATCTCTCATACTGTCAGAAACCCAAGTGGTTGCAGAAGGCATCATCTTAACAGCAAACTCATAAGTACAATAAATTGCAGGAGCGCCATAAGCTGAAGCAGTAGCAATCAGTCTATCAAATTCAACTTCATCAAAACCAGTTGCTGAAACTCTATTTGCAGCTGGAAGCTGTGCAATAGAAGAAGTAAGAGCCTTAGCAATTTCTCTGTAAACGAGTTCATCCATGCCATTCATTACAATCTGAGTGAGTTCTGAGAAGTCTACTCTACCATCAAGGAACTCTTCCAGACCTATCTGAGCAGCTCCGCCAATTGCGCTTGTCTGTACTTCAAAGTTTTCCTGTCCAAGCTTGAATACTTCATAAATACCAGCAAGACCAACTCTAGTGATGAACTGCTTAGCTCTCATTCTACCGGTCTTATGCTTAAAGATTGGCTTAGTACCCTGCGCGAAAGTCTTAACTTCTGCGAACTGACCATACTGTTCAAGAACTCTCTTAGGAAGCAGGTCATCCATAGTCTCTTCAATAAGTGAGAAGAGCATATTCTTATTTTCTCTGTAAAGAGCATAAGTACCTACATACTCATTAAGCTCCTTTCTCAGAGTTTCATTCATAGCCTCATAAGAGAAAGTCTGTGGCTTTCCTTCATAGCTAAAATTAACTGGCGCGCTTGGTGCTGCCTTTGCTGTTGCCTTCATAAGGGCAAGCAGATCTTTATATTCCATAGCCATTTATATCTCCTCCTTTCTCTTACTGTATTCTCTGAACCTTAACTGCCGGCTGTAAATCACCGAGAGTGTAAACCTTAGCTACCTGCCAAATCATACCCTCAGAAGCGCCGTCTTCCTTCTTGAGGAATCCATCTTCGCCAACTGTGAGTAAATCACCCTTCTTGAGTTCCTTAATCTGATTCTGAACTGCATTAGTAGTGAAAATATCACCAACTTCAGTCTTAAATACTCTTGGAACCATATTAGTGTCTTCTGGCATGAAAGAGTTATCAGCGCCATAAACTCTTGCAATATAGTTAGACTTCTTCATTGCAAAGTCAGCGTCTGTATCTCTGTCATAATATACCTTTACTTCATTAAATACGAGCATCCATTCGCCCTTACCAGTAAAGTCTACAACACCCTCTGGATAATCATACTTTACAAACTGTCCATTCTCAAGGACTTCTATATCACTCTTGCATGGGAGCTGTGCATAAATTGCGCCAGTTCTCTGAGCTGAAAGGTGGTTTGGCTCAACCTGAGCATAACCATATGATACGCCAGCTGCCTGGCTTGAGCTTACGCCCTTTGTATTGCCGACAGTTACGTTAAATGTCTTGTCAGCATTGCTTACCATAGTAGCCATTAAAACTTCCTCCTATTATAAATTCTTTTCTGTCTCTTTTACTGCCTTTATCCATTCTGGAACATCGTCAGTTTCTTCTGTGAGACTATATGTAAGTTTATCTGCTATTTCTTCTTCTTTCTTATCTAATGAAAAATCTACTCTATTACGAACGCAGATAACTGATAATTTTGATTCTATTTCATCAAGAGAATAAGTATCTATGTGAGAAACCACATCAGCTTTATCTTCATCAGAAAGCATATAGAACTGGTCTATCATTTTCTGCTTTTCAGCCTTTTCAGCGGCAGCCTTAAATTCTCTTAATTCTTTAACCTCTTCCGCAAGAGCAGAAAAATCAGTGGTGAGCTGAGAGAACTTTTCATTAAGTTCTACATATTCTGGAATTTCATCTAAAGAATATTCCTTTTTCTTAGGTTCCTCCTCTTTAGGTTCTTCTTCCTTTTTTTCAGGCTCTTCTGTCTTTTCTTCTTCTTTTGGTTCAGGCTTTTCTTCCTTTTCTTCCGCTTTAAAATCTTGCGCCGGCTCAGGTGTTTCTTCCTTATGCTGGTCCGCAAACTCTTCAGCTGGAGTAGGATCTTCTATCTGGCTAAATTCTTCAGCCGGCTTCTTATCCTTTTCAGAATCCATTGGGTTTCCTCCTTCTCCAAAAATTTTCTTTACTTCATCTACCATAGAGAAAAGAGTTTTCTTGAAACCTTCATCTAATGAGAATGAAGCCTTAATCTGAGCGCCCTCAAAACATGGTTCAAAATCCTCGCCCAAGATACAGAGTTTAGAAATGATGGCTTTATTTACAATAAAGAATTGCGGCTCTCCATTCGCATTTCTCTCCCATTGTCCTTCCATGGTCGCGCCATCCAGTTCCATAGACTGATTATTTCCATGCTCTATAATTCTTTGAGATTCTGGATATGTACCTGTCCAAATGTAACCCTCAGTCATTAAATATTCACGCTCAACTTGATTATCGTCAATAAATTTCTGAAACCAAACTTGAGCATTTATATCAACAAAACCATAAGGTTTTGTGTCTTCTGTAATTGTGAATTCACCATTTGAGATTTTAATGGTCTTATTATGCTCCTCATAATCCTGTTCAGATTCATTATAGAATCCTACAATAGGGCAACCACGAAGAGAAGGCGCCAATTCATTGCGCGCAACTTCCTTAGTAATCACTGAACCATTGCGATTAGGAGTATCAGAAACATAACAAACTTTAATCTGACACTTTGATATAAGTGGATTTGGGGTACTCTCAAGATTGATAAATTCACATTGTGCATCTTTTGGAACACTTAAATGCATTTTATCCTCCTATTAGCTCATACCTTCTCGATTTTGGATGGTCTTTTCTGACTTTTGATCATCCGGAAGCTCAGGGCGCCCGCCCTTACTTTCCTCAGAATCTACCACTTTAGTAGTTTTCTTCGTGGTAGTTTGAGAAGCGCTTTTCTTGGTAGCCGCGTTAATTTCTTGAGATTCTACCTTACCACTCATAGTGTTACTACTCATAGGTGGTATCATAATATCAGAAAGATGTAAAACTTGATTTTCAAATGTTGCCATTGCCAAAATTTCACTCTGAGAATGTCCAAGCGCAATTTGCGGCAACATCTTAGAATAACCAAGTTGTACTTGGTCTTTATATAATTTTGACAATTCTTTATAATTAAATTGCGTTGTTTCAAGCATCCTAAAATTAAAATGATATTTCTTATTTTTACTTGAAATAAGCTTTAAAATTCTATCAAAGAAAGCTTGAAAAGTTAATACAAGAGTGCGAATAGTTGCTTCGTCTACCAAAGTAGATTTCTCAAGGGCTATATTACCATCAGAGTTGAATAAATTCTTCGCGAAGCCAAACTCGTTATATACTGCGCGCTCCACCTTTGCTAAATCATCAGAGGTAGTAGCAGTATTAGAATCTGATAAATTTATTGCGTCAGTGTCAGCGAACGTTGTTAATACGTCAACACCAATCGAATTTTTTAGCATTGTAACTGCATTATTATGTAAGTCTCTTGCTTCTTCAACGTCAAATATTAAATCACCATTTTTATCTGTTGGTAATTTCTGAATAATAATCTTTAAAAGACGTTGCATCATTTTCTTTCTATCTAAATCTTGCGCCTCTGCTAAATTAATAATTGCCGGTATTGCATTGGCTAAAATTGGCATGTCGCTGCCGCCAAGATTTAATTTAAAAGCAAGATCTGGGTCAAGCATATACCACCCAGAAGTATCCCCACTATAATCTGGTTTCAATTTTCCGCTTTTGTACATTACATAAGCTTTAGAAAATTCTTCTGGAAAAGCTTTTAACACTCTTAATCTGTACTGAGCATCAGTAAATTTATCGTCAAAATATCTCATGTTAAATTCAACTACTGGAATTGAATTCTTCATGTAACGAGTCCTACAGTATTCTATAGGTAACTCTTGTATACTTAAATGGGTATTTGCTTTAAGAATATACCCATAATAGCAACCATTTTTAATTACTTTAAGTGCTAAATCATTACACTGAAGTTTTAAATGAGAATTATCAAAAAATTCTAATAAATTAGCAAATTCTTTTAAAACCTTATCTTCATTAATCTTATCAGAATCATTTATATAAGGCACTAAATACCAATCATATCTATATAAACTTGCTAAATATTTACAAGCATGTGAATAAATACCACTACTATCAAAGAATAAATTTGAAATTCTTCTAAGAGATTCAAAATCCTTATTGGTTAAGGCTTTAAGAATAAAATTCTTATCGGCATATTTCTTGCTTGAGCCTAAACTTTTATAAGGGTTAGTATCTACAATAGCATCCTCAAGTGTTTTAACACCAACACGTAATTTTGAAAAATCAAGGGGTGCGCCAGTAGGTTCTGACTCTGTTAAGGCAAAACCTTTAGCTCGAATTTCTTCTTGTCTATGTCTCACTATTCACACCTCTTAAAACAATCCTGCGCGCTCCATTATATAATCATAAGAAATTAAATTCTCATCAGTATAAGGTATTTCAATTAAATTAATCTTATTTAAAGCGCAGAATCTTCTTTTTTTATTATCATTATGTTGTTGTTGGTAAAAACCTCGTTTTCCACCAAATTTTTGCGAAGGTTCATAATGTTGTTTTCCTTGATACTCTATCAAGCAACATAAGTGTCCTTCGTCATCAAATATCGCGAAGTCAAATCGAAGTGGGGTTCCGTTCTCAGAACAAAGCCCTTCTATCACATACTCTTCCTGAAAAACAATACCGTTAGATTCAAGAATTTCATGGATTTTTCTTTCGCCAAATGATGCCAACATATTTTTCACCTCCATTCTTAATGCAAGAGGTAAAGAAGAATGAAAATCGAAATTCACTCTTCTAATACCTATAAAAACTCTTACAAAGCGATTATAAAGACGTGACCAAATTTTTGAGAATTTTTTTTAGTTCATAAATAAAAATTCTGAGATATTGTGGCGCCGGCGCCTGCTTGGGTCATCTTCCTCTACCTTTATGTAGAATAACCCATATCCAAGGGAGGAAACCTTATCCTTCTTTATATTTTTATTCGCGCGCTTGAGTATGATATTAACACCCTCGGTCTCTTCTCTAAGGTTTAGTAACTGTTCGCGCAATATAGAAGTTAAAGTGAACGGGCGCAAATACGTATCTCTTTCCTCTTGCGACATTCGCTTTGTTTGGTTCATTGCTAAGAGTTTTTCTTTTTTAACTCTTTCATCAATCAAGAATTTAATCTTGCCTGCATTTAATTGCGCCTGTAGGATTGTATACATTTCTGTATTGAAAGGCGCATTTGCTTTAACTATATATAAAACATTATCTTCTGTATCGCCAGTTCTAAAACGCTTATAATTACCTTCTGTATCATTATAAACGCCAAATGGCGGGAAGTACTCTCCGGTCTTTGGGTCCACCTGACTCTTCACGAGGTAGTCCACGAGTCCATGGCCTAGACCGTTTCCATCTATAACCACGCGCCGCGCGTTATACTTATAGTAAAGGCGCTTTATCTGAATCGCCTGGTCTTCAAAGTGCATCTTCTCTAATGAATAAAGATTTACTATTTGTTTTAATGAAGATAATGAATTTTGCGGATTAACTTTAATAATTGTAATATCTGATAAGTCATTCAATCGTCCTACATCGACTGAAATGACATAATATCCGCCTTTTCCTATTCTCTTGCTTGCCTCAGTTTCCGCGGTATTAATAACACGATTCTTGTCAAAGGCGTCTGCGTTAAAGAACGCATCCTCTACGGACCCAGCCCATAAACTCTCGAACTCTCGGTCAAAGGCGGCTTCGTTAAAAGTTGCATCAGACTTTAAGTCATTGACAAAATTTCTAGATTGAAGACCCTCGAGAACTGGTATGCGCCACGTACCCCCGAGTACGATAGCTCTATCTGGCTGAACAATACTTCGAACTAGAATTTGGATAAGTTTGTTATAAGGGTATGTGTTCTTATACCCAGCTGTTGTGATATAGAGCTGGCTCTTATTCAACATTTCATCCTCATATCGTTTACCATCTCCCGCGAGTCGATCTATATTCATCAGGGGTATGATAACTTGATTTAACACATCCCCGTCGATACCAGCGCATTCCTCCATGGTACCATCTGTACGACGCTTACCTCTAGAGGACTCGCGCGCAGCTACGTTATCTATATACGAGCCATTCTTAAATAAAATTTTAGTATAATCCTTTGATTTTGTTGTACCTTTACCTCTTCCCTCATAAATCTCGTTCTTAAGAGCAGGAATAAGCTCGCATAACTCTTCTACCTTTTCTGCTAAGATACCACTACTCTGCTCCTTACCTCCTGAAGTCACGAATGAATGCGAATTAGGGTAGAGTATCGCTTTTATCATTTTAGCGAGCACGGCTAAGAAGGACTTCGAGTAAGCTCTAGGGTAAACGCAATATACATATTTGTGTCTTAAACTAGCCCTTAGATACACACGCTGATAATAGTAAAATCGGAACTTGTTATCTGGGTTTAAACTCGCGAGCCAGTCTACAAAGATATCAGGATACCATCTGAAAAATGAAATTATTTCTCTGCCTTTTGCAACAGCCGCAATTAATCGTTCGTCAGACATACCCATTTTAACAGTTTCTTTAGAATGAGAAAGATTTAATAAATCATTAAGCGCCATCCTCTTCCTCTCTTTCTACGTCTGCCGCAAGTTCTTGTTCTTCAAATGCGCGTAATTCTTGATAATCTTCCAAAGAAGTATCTTCACCATTATTATCTTCATCAGAATACTTCATTATTTCATCAATAGCATCCTGTTCAGTATGCTCATTTTCCTTTTCTATTGCTTTAATAGCACTTTCAATCAACATATCAAGACTTGATTCAGTTTGTACAAGAGTGCGCAAGTAGCGTTTAGTATCCGCTAATGTTTCATCTACTCTATCTTGCGGCTCTGGTGTATAATACTGCGGAATAAAACCACCTTCTTGTTCACAAAGCGCAACAAATTTACCAAGACAATCAATTCCCTTAGATTCATCGCGGAGCTGGCTTGAGGTGAACTTGTTCTGCTTCATGAGGGTTTCGTACACGCGTGTGAGCTTTTGGAACCCGTCCACATCTCCTAGATCTATTAACTGGTGGGCTTTGAGCGAGGTCTTACAAATCATTTTCAAACTGTCGCGCTCACCCGCTGTCTGTATATCATATGATTCATTCATCTCAACCCAGAGCTGCTCTAACTTAACCCATTCATCCGGGGAATATGAGCTACCCCATTTAATAGAAAGATAGTTAATATCATCCTCTGTCAACCCCAATTCTTCCGCAGATTGTGCATTAGATGCAAGAGGAGAAGAAGAAACAGTTGCGCTTTTTGCTGCGGCAGCGCGTTCAGCTTCTTTAAAAATCTCTGGCTTTTCTATCGGTGCGCGGTCTTCCTCAAGGGTCTTTTGGATCTCGCTTTCGGTCTTTCCCTGTTGGCGCATTGATACTTCTTTCTCATTATCTTCTACCTTCATAAGATATTCAGTATCAGCCCATCTATATTTTTTGTATTGCGCCATTCGCATCGCGCCCAAGTATCTACCTATTACGGTCATACCATTAACCTTTGCAGGGTCTTGACAATAAGTCTTAAGTAACCTGTTCCAAACCCGCGGTATATAAGGCACATCCGCTTCTTGTAAAATTGGTAAATAAGTATCTGCGTCCCAGTTGTCCACATTCATTGTAATACACTTCTTACAAATATTCATATAACCATCATTTTTAGCATATTTCTCTAAATTACTTTTATAGAAGCTATCTTCAACATATGTGGATTTACATTTTTCACAATATATTTTTCTTTTTGTTGATGCTCTTCCCAAAAAGATAACACCTCCTTTATATTATATAAAAATAAGGTCAGACCGCATTATAGAGGTCTGACCTTTTTATTTCGACATTCTTTACAAATACTATAGAGTCCATCTTTGCTTGTTCTATTTCTAGTAAAATAACGTGGAATAGATAATTTATTCTGACCGCATTTTGAGCATCTTTTATATTTACCTTTTTCCTTTTCAGTGAAATACCAATTAAGCCAATCTTCTTGCGCCTGTTCTGCTATTGTATTAGGTATCTTGCGGCACCACAGCGAAGAGATGAATTCTTCAGAATATTCTACCTTAAATTCTTGCATTAACTTCTCTCGTATTTGAGAATTTGTTTTTCCATCAATCTTCGCAATAGCAATAGCAAAAAGAATAGGATGTTTAGAAAGCGCGCGTTCGCTTAAAGCGTCAAAATCTCGTACCGCGGACCACATATCAGAGTTAAGCTCCTCTGAGCAGTCCTGGTGCAACCGCGAGTAATTTTGAAGCATCTGCGCGCATACATCATTTCTTAAAAAAGAGAAACCTTTGATATCAAAGACACCCTCTTCATCTATTGAAATTTCCTCGTTTAAAAAGATAATCGTCTTAGTTTTTGTAATTGCTTTAGGAATAATAGGAGGTCTATTACTCATTTTCATTAAATACTGATCTCTTCTCATTTCTATAAGCATTTTCTTTATCGCATATTTATTTCTTTCATCAGACACCTCTTTTAATTTATCTTCCCAAAATTTTATTGTGTCGCGCAACTGCTGCAAATCTTTATTCTCTTCTATGTCACGCTTATTAATAGTAATTTTAGGAGCTAAAAGTACGTTTTTATTATCTGATGTTAAGTTATATATTCCATCTTCGCCGCCATCCAACTGAGAAACCAAGCCCTCAAATGAAGTTTCGCGTTTTGCTATAGTTGCCGCACGGTTAGCAGTTGTGACCTCTTTGGTGCGCTCTTTCTTTTCTATTGCAAAAACTAAATAGTCGGCGAGGGTTTCTAATGTTCGAGAAGATGGATTAGGATTCTCCGCCAGAAATTCATTCACCTTTTCTAAACGTTCTTCTGGTTCTGTAATTTTTTTATCTAATAACACTTGTTTTCTCAAAACCCTTCCGCTTTTATTTGCGATTATAAATAATCGTCTTTTTTCTTTCTTTACCAATTCACAAATATATTATACCAAAAATTTTAACCTTCGTCAAGCTTATTTGCCCAAAAATTTTTCGGCGCGCCGGTCCTTGCAAAAGCAGTAAGAACAGTTGCGCGCCGCAGCAAATTTGACAACACAAAAATTTTCTGCTATAATTTTGTTGTAAACAAAAAACAAACAAAAAAAGCAAAAACTGTGTTGAGGTCTAAACCAAAACCCTTTTATAAAAACTATAAAAAATATTATATAATAAATATATAAAGAAAAAGAAATAAAGAAATTTGGAAAAAGTAAAAATTTATGATATAATAAATATATCAATTCACTTAAAAAAGTTATTACAAAAGGAAAGGAAAAAAAAGAATAAAATGAATTTAATTAATGAAAGCGCAAGTCGAAAGATCGATGACTTAGGTAGAATAACTATTCCTAAAAATATGAGAAAAAGATTAAATGTACATTCGGGAGAGGATTTAGATTTCTATAGTTTAGAGCATGAAGGTAAATATTATGTATGCTTAACTTCTAAGCGGAATCCGCCATCTTATAAATATAAAATAGTAACAGATATTTTTAAAGAATATAATATAGAAGTACCAAAAGAATTTTTAGATGCAATAGCAAAAGAAACATTTAAAACAAGAGAAGAAGAATAAAAGGAGATTAAGTATGTTTGCAATATTAATAATTTTAGGATTTATATTTTTACCAACCTATTGTATGATTAAAGCACAGGAATTAAATAGACATTATTAAGGAAAAAAGTTATGAAAGAATATTATTATTCTAATTGTTTTATTGAAGCACTAAAATAAAATGCCCATCTAAAATAAAAATTACTGTTATTTCACCTTTTATAAATGAGGTGTTTTGTCCACATTTTTATGGAGTGATGGTAATTATGATTATGATTTTGGGTTTGAAGGAAAAATATCTTTATTTAAAGCTTGGACTCTACACAAAGGAAATTAGGCTTTAATCAAAAATATAAACAAAAATTATCTCATGCAAGAGCAAAGAAAAAAAGAATGCGCGCGCAGACTCTGAGAAAAATTTGTCAGAAACTGGTGCGTCTTATATTAAATATAGAAAGGAATAAATGAAGTATGATAAAAAATTGTCAGAGTTTGCCGCCAGACCCACATGGCATCATCACTAACGCGTACATCTATAATATGAGTAATGCTGTTCGCGCGTCTAAATATCCTATGGCGGCGGATGTGAGTAAATGTACTGATGAAGTTAAGGAGATTACAAAGAAATTAGCAAGCGCGCCGCGTGGAAGTGGGCATGATAATTTTCTGCATGGAATTTTAGTAGGGTTTGATTTGACGCTTAGTAATAAGGCATGGGTTGAGTGGGAAAGATATCACTTTCAGGACATAATCTCGAGTCAGTCTACTATGCACAGGATCGTAAGATTAGTGGACGAGGGCAATGACGCGTTTAATGAATATGTTACAGAAAATACGAAAGAAGAGGTTAAGAGGTTAGTTAAGGAATATGAAGAGGTGAAAGATATTCCAACTCTTGCGAACGATGCTTATCTTAGGCTTTTGTATAATATTCCAAGTGGGCTGAAGCTGACCGCGGGAATTGTTACGAATTTAGGTCAGATAAAGACGATGATAAATCAGAGGGAAAATCACAGATTGCCGGAGTGGAGATATGTGATTGCTTATTTCAAGATGATTGTGGAGAAGATTGGGGTATATGAAATGTAAAGATTATTGTTTTTTTTCTCGGGATTGTCTTATAGGCAATCAGAAATCGTTTTAAGAAAGTGTGGTTGCCTGAAAGGCAACCATAAGTTTTAATCTACCGTCTTTTAATTTTAAAATGGTTTTAAGAAAATATTTTTCCAGGCAATCTCGATATGCTTCACAATTTAAAGATTTACCCGTAATATACCCGCCCCTATCCAGTTTTTAACTGGTAAAAATATAACAAATGTATTGTTGACCTATTCAACTATTGTATAGAACAATTAAAATATACCCTGCTACACTGTAAACGCATTACAGCCGTTTACAGTGTTTTTTGTGATTGCTTGTAATACAGCAATCACTTTTTTTTATGCGTCCATTGATAGTTTATACCTAAAAGCGTAAAAAATCGCTTAAAACGCAATTTAGAGCCTTACAAGGGTATCTATTTCTTTATGTGGTTGCTATTGTGTAAAAATACTGCTCTGAAAAAATTTTTTAAAAATTTGAAAAATTTATGTTGACATGCGTTTATAAGTTTGATATCTTATAGGTGCGGACGGCGTTAAGCCAAACGCAAGAAAAAAATAAAAATTAGGTATTGACACAATACCTCATCTGTAGTAAAATTACTACAGAAACAATTTAATAGGAGACGCCCCACGGCGTGTAATAGGCTTTAATGTGGGGGCGGCGTGAAATAAGACCGCACAAAATGTATTAGTTTTTTAAAAATTTAACCAATGGAGGTTTAAAAAGATGTTAATTAACAATTTACAGGTCTATGACCGTCATTCTAAGTTCTTAAACGTGATAGCACGCTTAATGAACGACAAAGCGTCACATTCATATGAATGTGACGCCATTGTTGAAACTGACGTATTATACGTCATGTCTTCCGAGTATGACGTGGTCGTAAGACCATGTCATGAGCTATATAAGATGACTGTGTTTGACTATGACAATATGGTTAAACACAGTCATCTTATATGTGATATTACGGATGTCGCTAAAGCCATCCGTAATATTCACATATATCGTAATGTGTATGTGTATGCATACACATATGAATACCTGTTAGGCGAAGATTACATGATTTCGCCTAATTTAACAGGATGTGACAGCATCCACATATGCATTGTGGATGCTGATAAGTTCAATACCGTCTCAGGTATTGAATTCTGTCACTATAGTGATGGACGGTACATGTACCGTTATCACTTTAGTGATAACAGACATCCTGTAAAATCAGAGGCTCATACCCTCAAGGACTTCCTTGAGGGATGGGCGTAATGGTAAAGAGAGCGGCTTTTATAGCCGCTTTTATAGGGCTTATGGTAGGCTATTGCCTACCACAAACGCCAAGTCTGACCTTGAAAGATGGTCAGGTTTTTGAGGTATGCACATACCTCGAAGACACCAAGAACGCCGGTACAGGCGTTTTCATTTATGACGGCGGTCATACCGCCGTTAGTAATAAAAGGGCTATTGATAGCCCTTTAAAACATTCACCATTACACAATGGTGAAAATTATATCGTTAAATTCAAAGACGATACCATTATAGAATGGTATCGTCTGAAATAACAGGGGGGGGATATCATGGAAAATAATAAGAATTTAATTAAATCTGTCGTACTGGCTGATTATAGCCAGTTCGTTGATGGCAAACACCGTAACGGTGGTTGCTATGGGTATGACGTGATTTACACGTATATGCCCGAACAGAACGGATTTGCTCGTGAATGGTGTACCACGTGCGAACTGATACCAGACGCGCCAAGTGGCGTTTATTCGCTCACCGACGTGTTGAACGAAACAGCGGATTTTGTCCGCCGTCACGCTAACGAACAGGATTGTTACGTTAGCGTAAATTATACAATGGTGTGGGAGTCCACTCCATCAGAAAATACTGACATTGATATGTCAGATTGTTTTCTTGACGATTAGAAAAATAAGGGGAACGTTTGTTCCCCTTATTTTTTTTATTTAAAACGAACAAGTGTTTGTTTCACTTGTTAGTTAGTTAGTCCTAACCAACAAACACTTGTTCTACTTTAATGCTTTAATCCATTAAAGTAATTGCCCTGTACAACGATATACTTTAATACATTAAAGTATTAAAATGTTTTACAAGTGAATTATTTACTGTTCCATTTTAACGCTTTAGTGTATTAAAGTAATTGCACTCTGCAAGAGTAGGTTTAATGCTTTAGTGTAGTAAAGTATTTTACATTTCGTTTATTGAACTGTTCCACTTTAGTGTATTAAAGTATTTTTCAAATGAAATATTGCACTGTTCCACTTTAATGCTTTAATGCGGTGAAGCAAGAAAATTATAAATCGTTGCACTTTACCACTTTAGTGTAGTGAAGTGCTGAAGCCCGAGCCAAGACGCCACATCTTTTTGGTCACTTGTTGCGTCTTGGCTCGGCATTTAATTGAATTGTGAATTACTAAAAAATTAATTGAAAAGTGCATAGTGCAAAAGTGAAAAGTCCAGCCCGAAACCATTCACTTATAAAACGAACGAACATATGTTCCAGTCGCATAGGTCACGAACACACGTTCATAGAACCTACGTTCTGGATACTTTTACCAGTGAACGCGCGTTCTATGTATTGAAATAAAAACATAATTATTTTCATTCCACCTATTGCAATTAATCCTATATGTGTTATAATGGTATTAAGTTAAGCGCAAGAGCGCAGAAAGTGAGGTATTTAAAAATGAAAAAATTCAATATCTACTTAGATATGGATGGTACTATTGCAAACCTTTACAATGTACCGAATTGGTTAGAAAAATTAAAAAATGAGGATACAACTCCATATGAACAAGCAGAATCCCTTGTTGATATGGAATTATTAAGTGAATTATTAAAAAGTCCACTTGTATCGGCTAACATACTTTCATGGACTTCAAAGGGCGGCTCTATTAAATATAATCGTAAAGTTAGATATAGCAAATTGAGATGGTTGCAGTCTCACGGTTTAGATATGCACATTATAGATAAATATATTATAGTTCCATACGGCACAAATAAAGCTGAAGCAATAGGAACAAGATTAAATAGTTCATTTTATCTATTTGATGATGAATTAAACAATCGTTTAAATTGGATGAATGCGGGCGGTACTGCTTACGGGGCAGAAAAAATTATCGAAAAAATCAGATTTTTGCTTGACTTATATAAATGAATATGATAATATAATTACAGGAAGTTATTAAGGGCGGATACAGCAAAATCCGCCCAGTCAGAAAAGGATGGTAAACAAATGAATCTTGAAATTTTAAACATCACAGCAATTCAGATGGGCGCTCTTGTAAATGAGGGCGCCGACCACGTAACAATTATGGGGATTAATGACCCTGTAGTTATGATTGCAATATACAAAGAAAACAAATTAGTGGTTACATATTATAGCCACGCAGTAAAAGAACACGTACTGTATACGGGTGTAACTGCTGAACCTGAAAAAATAATATGTGGTTTAATGGGAATGTTATTATAATAGAAAAGAGAGGTATTTAAAAAATGATTATCGAAACAAAAGAATTTAATAAGTTAATGGAATTAAACCCATCATGGGAGTTCTGGACAAGATTTGAAAGCACACATGCAGTTTATATAAGAATTTCTGACGTAAAATCAGAAGAATTTTTATATAATATTGTTATGCACGACACTTATTGTGTATTACAGGACAAAGAAGATAATATTATTTTAAAAAGTAATTTTCCGGAAATTGTAAAATATTTAACAATGAGCAGGGAAGAATTAAAACAAGAATTAATAGAAGCAATAAACAATGAAGAATATGCAATAGCTATTGCATTAGTAAATATTTTAAGAGATGATTATTAGATAAAGAAAAATTTAAAATGAGCTTGTTAATGTTCCATTTTTTTTAAAATGAGTATTAACAAGCTCCAGTAAATAAATAAAAGAAAATTTTGAAATGAGCTTGACAAAGCTCCAGTAATGCGGTATAATTAGTTATCAAATGAAACAGGAGGAATTTAAAAATGAAAATCATAAATCTTACACCACACACAATCAATATTTCTGATTTGGTTATTCCATCAAGTGGAATAGCAAGAGCAAAGCAGGAAAGTAAACAGGTTGACACTATTGACGGAATACCAGTTTACAATACGGTTTATGGAGAGGTTGAAAACCTTCCAGAGCCGCAGGACGGAGTTATATACGTCGTATCTGCTTTGACTGCACAGGCAGTTCCAGACCGCAAAGACGTATATATCACATTCGGCGCGGTAAGAGATGAAGCCGGTAAAATTATCGGTTGCACCGGATTAGCACATATTTAAAGGGAGGTTAAAAATGAAAGGTATTTTAATGGGTTTAATATTATTAAGTTCCATCACAACAGCGCCAACTGAATACATGGTAGAAATGGAATATTACAATGACATTCCAAGCGTCGCAGGCGTTGGCGTTTTTTACGACGGTGACACATGTTATTATTCAGTAGAAGATATTACCCTTGAAAACGAACATCGTTACATTGTCGTTTTAAACGACCAAGGAACAGCAGATAAAAACGACGACACAATCATTCTATATTGGGAGAAATAAAAAAATTAAAGATTCACATTTTAATCAGTTCCATGCAAGAGCAAAGATTAAAATGTGAATCTTTTTTTAAACATGTATACAAGCAAGAGCAAAGAAAACATGTATACAATCGCGCGGACGCAGCAAAATTCAACTGTTCGCGCGGTCAATTATTAGCTGTTCCACCTATTGCGCGTGAAATAATTGATAATGTCAATAATTTCATTTGAAACAATTGCACTTTACCACTTTAGCACTTTAAAGCGTGAGCCGTGAGCCTCGCTGTGACGTTTGCGCCCTTTGAACGTCACAGCGAGGCATTTACTTAACAAGTGAATTATCAATTTTTTAATTAACAAGTGCATAGTGAACTTGTGAATAGTTGGCGCCCGAAACTATTGACCTCTTCAAACACTTTAGCGCAGTAAAGCGTTAATGCGCTAAAGTGAAAACTATAAACTCCCTCTTCAGCACTTCACTGCGCTAAAGCGTTAATGTACTAAAGCGAAATTTAAAACATGTATACAATCATGCGGATTGTATACGATTTGAGAATTGTATACATGTTTTAAATTTCGCTTTAGTACATTAAAGTGGAAGAGCGCAATAATCCGCAGAGTCAACGGTACGCCGGAGCATGTATACAATATGCAACATACAAAATACAATGCTCCCAAATGGAATAAAAAACGAACTGATATGCAGAACAGTTGTTTGCCGTGCTCCCGGAGCATTTCACAAGTGAATTATTGACAAGATCAATGATCGGAGCACGGGAGCATCATTCATTGTTTAGATCAATTATATGTATGACAATTATATCATGCTATTGCATGCTCCCGCAATAAAATTGTATTTTTGTATACGTGTATTTGAGTAGAAAAACACTTGCAATCTATCCTCCCACGGTCTATAATATAATTGTTCTTGAGAACGGGAACACAACGGGAGTTGAAAACAAGTTTTCAAGAATGAAAAAAAGTGATTGACAACTTACTGAAAAAGTTTTAAAATAGTAAGTGTCAAGGGAACTTGATAAAATGTTTATAAAAGTAAAGTCAGGTACAAGACTATAAAACCGAAAGGATAGGTAAATTATGGTAACTAACAAGATGACACAGGTAAAAGCTTTAGCACTTGCGATTGAAGCAGTTAGAAACGGCGAAACCGTTTCTGATGAAGTTGTCAACAAGCTTGTTGACATTAAGAACGCGCTTGAGAAAAAGGCTAATTCTACAAGTCGCAAGGCGTCAAATGCAAACGCTGAACTGTTAGAAAAGGTGCTCCCACTGTTTACAGATGCGCCAAACACACTTACAGAGGTGCTTACTGCACATCGTGAAGAGTTTGACAAGTTAGGGATTTTGACAAGTCAGAAGTTGAACGCCGTTATCCGTCCAGCCGTGGAAGATGGTCGCATCTTCAGAGAAAAGGACGGTAAAACGACCACTTTTAAGCTTGCTTAAAATCGTTATTGCTTGTGAGTTGGGAGCTTTAAAGCTCCCAACGATTAAAGGACTTGCACATTGAAAACAGAATACAACGAAAATCAGATTGTTAATCTGATGCAGTCGCTTGACATCTCACGCAATGAAGCAATGGAGATATTACAAGCGGATGCGGAAATTGATAAAGGCGCAAAACTGTTTGAATTGACCGCCGAACAGAAAGCCGTTGAAAAAAAGATGCGTAAAACTGTCAAGACAGTATCTCCCAACGGCAAAAAGATTCAGCGTGAATTAAAAATTGACGACAACAGAGAATTGTTGTTGACTTCAATAATTGAGTTGTTCAAGAATGAGTTTTCGATTGAAAATATCAAACGACCGCCACGCACGACAAACAAAATTCGGTTTGATTTTAATGGTGACACTTTTAATATCACTATTGCAAAGGAAAGGAAGAAAGGTAAATAATTAAAATGTTTTACAATCCAGTTCAGAACAAAGATAACCGCCGTACATACTACATGGTTTTAGATACCGAAACCGCAACATACAAAGAAAATATTAAGGCGGTCAAAGGTACAAATATGCTTGTCTATGATTTAGGCTATGCAATAGTAGACAAGAACGGGCGTATTTATGAAACAGGTTCATACATCGTAAAAGAAATATTCTATGATGAAATAGAACGTATGAGAACGTGTTATTTTGCTGACAAGCGTACGGACTATATACAGGATATAGAATTTGGTTTACATACAGTTGTAAACTGGTCTAATCTTATGTTTCTGTTATTGGAACGTGCGGAACACTGGAACATCCGTGCAATATGCGCTTATAATGCAAAATTCGATTACGGCGCAATTTGCCGCACGAATAATTACGTTAACGGCAAATACTGGATACCACCATTGCTGAAAAAGTTTCCAACGTGGGATATTATGAAAATGGTAAAAGATACCATTTATGATAGACCTACATATCAGCAGTTCTGTTTTGATAATGGGAACCTGACGGCGCACAAACCGCCACGAGCACAGATAAAAGCCGAAACAGTAAAACAGTATCTTGATAATAATCCACTGTATGAAGAAATACATACAGGTTTAGAGGATGTTTTAATTGAATCTGAAATACTGGCTAAATGTTTCAGCACTCACAAAAAGATGCGCCGTGAACTGTAATAAATAATTAAAGTTAAAAGGTCAAGCAGTTTATTATAAACTGCTTGACTGATAGAAAATGGGGATTTAAAACATGTTTAAAGCAGCAATAACAAATATAGCAAATATCTGTAATTATATAAATGATTTTGCACTTATTATAGATTATGCAGATAAAATCATAAAAATAGTGGATGCAAATGAATATGAAAACGATATTATATCAATTCATTTTGTAGATGATGAGATTGAATGTTACAATGAAAAATACGTCGAATATCCTTTTATAGTAGATACTATTGAAGAATTAAATACATTCATTTGCAGAAATATTTTAACATTAGAATTTGAGATGCTTTTAGATGAAATAGATTTAAACACAAGTAATTTTAAAGAATTGCTTGAATGTTTAGGCAAGATGAATGCTATGTATATTCTTAATTAAGAATAAATAATTTACAGCTTAAGTGGCGGCTACAGCAAGCCGCCACAATAAAGGAAGTATATAATGAATAAAACAGATAAATATTTAAATATTAGTAAGATAGCAGAAAAAATTGAACACATAATTAATAACAATGATTATGATTTTGAGGTAACCGATAATTGTTTAATGGTTTGCGACAACGATACAATAATCATAATATTAACTGATAATTTTTTAAATAGTCATAACTTGAATGATGTCATATACAATATAAAAGTTGGAATGTTAATCAATGAGATAAATATTCGTCATGACAATTATTGTCTTGACGATGAACAGGTTGACGCAATGTTAAATATTGTAACAGGATTAAACTATTAACAAGTGAAAAGTTCCCGACACTTTATCACTCTATTGCGGTAAAGCGTTGGGAGCATCGTTTTAGTCCTTTACCACTTTACTCTATTAAAGCGGGAGCACGAACGAATGTTTGTTCGAGAGTACGAGAACACGAACAGACGTTTTAGAAAACATGCGTTCGCCGAACGGGAGCATCGAACAGGTGTTCGCGAACAGACGTTCACAGGGAGCATGGCCTCGCTGTCACGACTGCTCTTCGTTTGTCGTGACAGCGAGGCATTTAGCTGAAACTTCACTTGTGAATTATTTGTTTGGACAATCAAATTATTAGTATGACAATTATTTCGCCTGAAACTATTGATATATACAATAATTCACAAGAGAAGTGAAATTGTATACATGTTTTAATGCAGATCAATTGTATACAATCCGAAAATTGTATACATGTTCTTTAATCTTCTAAAAAATACAATTTTAATGCTTTAATGTGGCAAAATATGTTAAAAATTTAACAAAAAGTATACAAAATACATAAAAAATGCACAAAATTTTTCAAAAACGCTTGCAAAACTGCAAAAAATTTGTTATTATTATAATACAAACAAGAGGGAAAGAAAAAGAAAAAATCCTCTTCAAAAAAAATTAAAAAACCTATTGACAAACCTTCAAGCTTATGTTAATATATAAGTACAAAAGGGGAACAAAACAAAGTCAGCTGACAAAGACGTTAAAACAGAGAAAAGGAACAAATTAATGGAAAAGATGACACAGAAGAAAGCAATGGAAATCACTATCGAAGCACTTGAAGGTAAGGAAATAGTTTCAGATGAAATTATTGGCAAGCTCAAGGATATACTTACCGCACTTGAAAAGAAGAGCAAGAGCGTAAGTAAAAAGAAGAGCGAACAGAATGAGGAGCTTCTTGAAAAGGTGCTTGACCTCTTCAGCGACGCGCCAAACACGCTGACTGAAATACTGGTAGCGCACAGAGAAGAATTTGACCAGTTGGGTATTCTTACCAGTCAGAAATTAAATTCTGTAATCAGACCTGCTGTAGAGGACGGCAGACTGTTCAGAGAAAAGAACGGAAAGACAACTACTTTTAGATTAGCTTAATCAATTTAAATGTCAAACAACCTGGGGCAAGTTTTTAGCTTGCCCCATTTTAAACAAGAGGTGAATTATGAACAAAGAAATTGAAAAGTTAATGAAAACACTTGACATTTCAGAAGAGGAAGCGCGAGAAATAATTGAAGCTGACAAAGAAATTGACCGCGGCGCGAAGCTGTTTGAACTTTCAGACGAACAAAAGAAAGTTGAAAAACAGATGCGTAAAACTGTAAAAATTGTTGCACCAAACGGTAAAAAGACAGAGCGCCCACTTAAAATAGACCCAACGCGCGAAAGCCTAATGCAGGCTATCACAGACGCGTTAAAAGACCGCACAGACGCAATCACGCGCCCGGAAAAGACAACAAACACATTGTTATTAGATATTGGCGCGGATACATTTAAAATAGTTGTTTCAAAGATACGCAAAAAATAAGTGGTAGAAATACCACTTTTTTTATTGACACTGTGCGCGACCTGTAGTATAATTAAGATAGTTAAAAAAGGAGGAAAACACAATGTTATTCGTATTCACACTAATTATGATTTTAATTGAAGCTTATTTCTTATTTCAGTATTGGGAAGAAGATAAACCAAAATTTAAAATCTATGTTTCAATCACTTATGTTATTTGGATTTTAAGTTTAATATTTATTTTTTAATTTGGGCTTGACAAAAGCCCAAACTTATGTTAATATATAATTGCAAGAGGAAAGAAAAAAAGAAAGAGAGGTTTTTAAAATGAAAAAATTATATCTTAAAACAGAAGTGTTCTTTGAAAGTGTGCGCGGATTGCAGTACATCGGCGCGAGTCCTTATTTTAGGTACGCGGATTTACTGGAGCGCGCGGAATATAATTACAACACATTTGAAGAATTTGAAGAGATTCTGATTGCTATCGTAGATGCTTATTATATAAGAAGTATGTCAGAACTTGAATATATACCAAATGGGAAAATTATTGTTTTAAATACTCCATTTGAGAAAAACGATTTTATATTTTGGAGCGGTGCAGAGATACTTAAAAATTTGCTCAATGAAGAAGAAAATGAATATAGAATATTCAGAGGTTTAAGAACGAAAATAGAAAAGAGGTAAACAATGAAATTATTAATTATATTTACAATACTTACAATAATAAACGTTATTGCTTCAACAATAAAATCACTTCTTACCGTAAATGGTGGGAAGTGGTTAGCGTCAATCAGTTCTGCCGTTTATTACGGCTACTACAACATTGTTTTAATATATACCGTAGCAAACTTCCCTATGTGGCAAAAAGTCGCTGTAACCGCGGCGTGTAATGTCGTAGGCGTATTCCTTGTTAAGTGGTGCGAAGAACGCGCGGAAAAAACAAAGTTATGGAAAGTAGAAGCTACATGCAAGTGGCGCGAAGCAAGCGCGCTTATAGAAGAATGTGAAAATAAAGACTTATCATTTAACTATGTAGATGTAAATAAGTATGTTATTTTCAACTTCTATTGTGCGACTAAAGAGGAAAGCGCAACAGTAAAAGAAGTATTGAAAAAATATGAAACAGTAAAATATTTTGTTTCTGAATCAAAAAATTTATAAGTAGTTCTTGACTTTGTTCCCCTCTTGTGTTAATATATAATTACAAAAGGGGAACAATGAAAGGAAAGGTAAAAATGAGAATGTTTATTGCTTTTGGTTTAGTTTTTTCAGTAACAATCGGCTTGTTTATGTCACTTGTTATAATTAGTATGTGTGACATAAAAAATAAAAAGAAAAAAAGAATTGCAATAATTGTATTGGCTTTTGTTATTGGTTTTCTTATAGGCGGCACATTTTGCTTGCAGACGCAAATGGATAATAAAAACTGGAACAATGGTTTTTGTTTAAAATGTGGCGGACAATATGAATTAACAGAGGTTACTCATATAAAAAATTCAGGAAACTTATATTATTATACTTGTAAAGATTGTGGATATACAATTAAATTAGAAACATTAAAAAATAATTAAAAAAGACTTGACACAAGAGAAAAGAAGTAGTATAATATAATTGTTCAAGGGTGCGGACAACAAACGCACCCAGTAAAAAAAGGAAGGTAAAAGAAAGTGAATAAGGAATTTAAAACAGAATTAATTAAGTTAATATTATTAATTGCGCTTATAGTTGGGGTAGTAGTAATACATTACAAAGTTTATGTATACAATGCTTGCGAATTATTAGGAATTGAGCCAACTATAAAAAATATGCTTACAGTTAATTTATTTACAGGAAGGTAAAAAAATGGCACATAATTGGAAGTGGTACGTAGAAAATAACGATTTTGAAGGATGCTTAGAAAGATTTAATGCGGCAACCAAAAATTGGAAAGAACATTGGTTTAGTACATTAGAAGATATATATAATAATTGTAAAGATTGGTCAAAAAAATATATTCTTGACCCCGTAGAAATGGTAGTTATAACCATTTCAGATTGTATTAAAAAAACAAGTAAAAAAATACAAAATCTTGTAAATGGTGCGAATAGTCACACATATTTAATAAACATGTATGATAAAGAGGACAATTTGGTTTTTACAAAAATTGGTAAAGCAGATAATATTAACAAAAGATTCGGTGCGCTTGAGCGCCAGTATTACGCCACACAAGATGTGCAGATTGCGCATGTAAAACCTATTCATATATTTAATGTCAAAAATGATGACCTTGCGCAAGTATTAGAATCGTTTATCAGAAATTTATTCCGTAAAACACATGAATTTATTCCAAACGATAGATTTAAACCATTTGAACCATCAGAAGAGGAATGGAAAGAAATGGAAAGATATTATAAATTAGTGTGTGCAGAATAAAAAAAGGGGTTGACAAGTTCAATTCCTTGAGGTATAATTAAGATACAAAAGGGGATAAAGAAAGAAGGTAAAATATGAATTACACAGAAATTGATTACACAGAAATGAAAAAACTTATAATCGGGTTAGGCAACTTGAACATTGATTTTGAAATCAGACCACATCATTTTTACGGCATCATAGTTATTGTAAATAACTGGGAGTGGGATGCAGTCTTATTCCCGGGGAGTTATGGACATGAGAAAGGTTTGCTTGAAATTAGCGGAAGTATTGTACAGAACGAATATGATGATGTAGAAGGATATTTAACGGCAGAAGAAATTTTAAACAGAGTTAGACCCTTTAAATTTGGCGGCTATGCAGTAAGATAATTAAAAAAGGGGATTGACAAGCGCAATCCCCTGTAGTATAATAAATATAAAAAGTGAGGTAAAAATGTTAGACAAAGCAATAGCAAAGGGAGCTGAACACAGAAAACCTTATCGCGGTGCGAAAGCAATAAGCCTACATTGTAGAAACCATGGCGGTTGTCCTTGGTGCGAGGGGAACAGGCTACATAAATACCGCGCAGAGGTGGCACGCATGAAATTTGAAGAGGAGGAATTTTTAAATGATTCAGATAGAAATACCATATAACAAAGAATATTTTACAACTTATATATTTTATTTTTTAAGAATTGGGTTTATGCCTAAAATATTTTGCAAGGGAACCGATTTGGAAGAGATAAATCCAAATGCAAAATTTAAAATTAAAATATCATTTAAATAGTTAAGTAGAACACCTGTGAACAAACAGGTGTTCTTTTTATTTTTGCGCGAACGCATATTCGGAAAAAATTTTAATACTTTAAAATACTAAAGTGTTTCATTTGTAAATTATTGCGCTTTACCACTTTAAAGCGTTAAAGTGAACATATGTTCGCGAACAGGTGTTCTTCCATATACTGCCAGCTGGTCGTTGGCGGAGCAAACGACCAGAATTTTCCATTAAACCCGCTCTGCCAATTTTTTCCAGCAAAACCCTCATAGCGCGACCCCCTAAAATCCGCCCGGAACCTGCTCACTTCGTTCGCACAAACTAGTCCCATAGCGCCCGGACAAAAAACCCGGCGCGGCGGCACAAAGCAAGCAACCCGGTAGCGTGAGCAAGCCATACACCCAGACGGCTATCCTGAGCTTTTTCTCAGAAAGCTCTTTGAATCACACATGCATCACACGCAAGAGGAAAGAAAAAAGAATCGCGCCAACCGCAGTAAAATTTGACAACCTTAAAAAATTTTATAATGTCAACTGCGGTCTTACAGCAAAATCCGCGTTTTCTTTTTATTATAACATAAAAAATGTGATTGCCGCAATGCGGGCAATCACTTTCCTTCATTCTCCTCTTCAAGTTTTTGCAGCTTGCGCGCAAGTTTATTCTCATCTTTCTGCTTTTGCTTTTGCTCATTTAATTCTATCTCATGAGCATTTAAAGGTTCTTGATCTATCTTAGGTAACGATCTGGGGATAAAGCGCCACTTCTCAGCGAACTTACAAACCGCATCAAAGTATTTGTCTTCTTCTTGAGCTTTAATAACATTACCTGCTTCTTCCCAAGAAAAATGCCCGTTACAAAACAAAGTTGTCACTTGCAGCCTATCTACGAAATTAGATTTAAACTGCTCGCGCAAACATTCTTTCCAGAAGTCAAGTGCATTTACTTCATCTTCGCCCTCTCCATCCTTAATATCTTTTAAGTATATATATTTACCATCGGTTTTCATCCAAACCCAAGCCATATCATCCCAATGCTTATTATACTCTTCATTGATTATGGTTCCATATTTGCGTGCAGCTGTAGAGATCTTATGTTCCCACCTGGCGCGCACATCCTTCCTAACTCTTGCTATGTTAGCTGCGGTATTATGAGGAAATTCTTTAAGTTCTTCCGCGAGACTCTTATGATAATCTTTATCCATCTCTTGTTTGCGCTTATCATTAAAGCGCACATATTCTGAGGTGTCAAACTCTTCTTTAAGGATAATATCACCGCCGCGCGCTTTTTCAATATATTCAAAGTCAAAGTAAGATAGCCAGTATGCAGAGTAATCTTCCCATTTGCGGCTTATTGTTCTTCTATTCTCACCTAAAAAAGAACAAAATTTAGTTATAGAATATTTATTTGGAGATATAATCATTTATACCACATCCTTTCTTTTGTTTTAAGATATATCTCTCTATATTATATAAAAAATTCAGTAACGGACATTATAGTAAAATGTCCTGAATAGTGAAATATGGCTTATAACAGTTTCTCTGAGCTTTTGGTCAGAAAATCTGCCGGCTGACGTCGCACGACCGCTGGAGCGAAGCGGAGGCGCGAACGAAGTGAGCAATCTAAATTTTTGAGTTTTATTGTAGTCTGAGAAAAAAAAATGAGCAGAAAATTCCATGTCTTTATAAAGAGGATTTTCTGCTCATTTTTTTTTCTCAGCCGTGGTTTTGATTTCGTCCTAAAATCTGTTCCTTGATTTTGGATTGAAATTTTGGAATGCTACTTTCGTGATTGCTTTTTAAGCAATCACTTTTAATTTGAAATTTGCTATCGTTCCGTATTCTAGCATAGGGGGGGCTTACAGTAGGGTTTAAAAAACCCCAGTAAAAAAAACCCTATTTTTTGCATAGTAAAGGGTGATTCCTTTTAGATAATCACACTATCACTATTCCCATGCTCCCTTCTTTTCTCTTAAAGGCATTAACATCGGATACTTTCCTCCTGTATAATACTTAAATTCCATCTTTGCAGCTATATATCTTCCTAACTGTTCTTGTTTCATCTCATTTAAACTTATTTCTCCCTCTTGGAACATCTCTAATTCCAATGCTTCTTCTTCTAAATTCTCCGGTGATTTCCATAACCTATAAAATAAATCTACTTCTTCTGGTTCTAAATCAACCCTAAAAGGTATTCCCTCTTCATCATACGTTATCGCGCGCCACTTCCTATGCGCCTTGTTAATATCATAGTGATTTTTTAAAGAGCTGCGTGCTTGCCCTTGGCACGTCCTTTGCGCATACTCATAAGGATTCCCATCCTGATAATAGATATAATCCCCTATCTCTGTTCCATTTACATACGCACCTTCCTTCTCTATATACTTGTCTACTGTTTCATCAACATATTTCATAACCTCTTCTATTTGATGTTTTTTAGAACCCATTTTTTCTGGTATCTCGTCCGTTAAAAAACTTGTAATTTTAAAATACCATCTATTACTTCCAACTTTCTTTTGATAATGCTCATAAGTAAAAAAACCTTTAAACAAACTCAAAAAGCGTGCTTTGTTCTTAGAAAAAGTAGCAGAATCAATTTTTAAAACCTTTAAAAGCGCTGCAGTAGAATATTCTTTATTTAATTCTATATCATTAATAACATTCATATAATAAATTCTCCTTTCGTGATTGCTGCTTCGCAATCAATCACCCTTCTCTATATTATATAAAAATATTGAAGCGCGGATTATATAAAAATGTCCAAAATAGAGGAAAGATTTTTTTTCTAAGGACGCGCCCGCGCAATAAAATCAATAAATACAACTATTTTCACTGAAATGTTGAAATTTTCGGACTCATAATATTATTTAAGACTCCGAAAATTTCAACATTCTTATTCGCATTTGTATTTTAACTGCCTTCACTGCGCGGTCTTCAATCACACCACTTCTGACCCTCAAAAGGTGGACTATTTTGAGACATGGAACTTTAAAAAAGTGGACCATTTTGATTTTACTATTTTCTCATAATCCAGTAAAGCGTAGCTTTCACTATGAGACGTTGCAAGAGAAAGGAATAATAAGGGTGCAGTGAGCGTTAGCGAACAAACCCTTATTATTCCTTGAACGCAACAAGCGAGTAGTGAAAGCGTAGCGTCAGAAAGACATTATCCCTTTTAAAATATAATAACTATAAAATAATTATCATTTTTCATCTTCTCAAAAAAATTTGTTATAATAAATATATAAATTAAAGAAGATATATAAAGAAAGGAACATATATGAACAACAATAACATTACATTTACAATAGAACAGCAGACTGCGCTCTTAACACTTACAAAGACTTTTATAAACGAATACAGTGATTTCACTATGAATTGCGCGCAGCTCTTGCATAAAGGTCTTATCTTTATAGACGAGAACGACTTACCTATGTCTTCAGTTCCTTCATCTATCGCGCGCGAAGCAGTAAAACTCTATGGTTACAGCAATGAAGACTTCAATAATACACTGATTGACAGCTTCGCAACAATCACTGACATGACAGAAGAAGAATTCTATACAATACAGATACTCCATTATCTTACAACTTATGTAGCTAACTTTACAACACCATTCATCGTTGGCGCGCGCCAGTATACACCAGATGAAACAAAAGCGCTCAAAATTACAATTATTAAAGCTATAAGTGATTACCATGAAGTGGTAAATCACATTAACGATCTTTTCACAAATACTGCCGCGCCTAAGTCTCAGAACGTTCCCTACTATCGCGCTCTTGCATCTTTAACAACAATCGCGCCAGAAGCAGTAAAATCTAAAGAATTAATGGCAATAATATGCGCGGAACGCGGTATAAGACCTTCAAATCCAGAGATACTCCTCAGATATCTAGTGTATATAACTACTGAGCAGACACTTCTTATTAAAAATAATAAACTTATAAATAGTATTAAGTATGGTATAAAACAGTATGGCGCACCAGTCGCTATAATCCAGTCTCTTACAGAAGATGAAATGAAAAGACTCGCTTCTATCTTCTATAGATACAAGCCTATTTTTCTTGCGTTCAAGACTCCAGGCACTTCCTCTACTATTAATAGGATACGTAGGCTTGCTGTTAAGTACCATAAGCCGCAGTCCGCGCTTACCCTCAAGAATTTTGTTGCTCTTGCAAGAGAAGGCAAAAAAGATGAAGTAGAAACTTTAATCGCGCGCAGCACAAACAGAGAATTAATAAAATTACATAACGCTATAAATACATGGATTATATCTAATTCTCGTGTATATCAGATACGCAATGGTAAAATGTGGGTTGATGAAAGTAAAAAGGATGAATTACATGGCGCGCTCGAGATAATGAACTTAGTGAGCGCAAAAGCCGCTATCACTAAAGAGCTTAAAAAGAGACTTAAAAACTATAAAAATTTAACATTCTATATGCCGTGCGGAATTAGCTATACGGTCCCATACTCAGAGAAACAGTTCTCAGGCGCAATCCCTTGGGGAACTAAAATCTATGACGCGGAACCAGAAGACGCGTATACACTTGGTGTTCATTGGGTTAATGACTTAGAAGAGCGCCACTGCGACTTAGACCTTCACGCGCATACACCTACGCAGCATATAGGTTGGAATGGTACATATTATTCAAAAGATGGAGAACTTCTTTACTCTGGGGATATGACAGACGCGCCAGCACCACTGGGCGCAGCAGAATCATTCTATATTAACAACATAGATGAACCAGTCATTCTTTCTCTTAATGCTTATAGCGCAAAACCAGATAAAGATTTTCAGTTCTTTATAACAAGAGGTAAAGATAATGAAATGCGCGAGCGTGCGACTTTTGATGCCTCAAAACTCATAACCGCTCCTCTTCCTCTTGTATTAAAGGATAAAGATGCTATGAGTTTAGGCATATTCAAAGATAAAGAATTTTATATTTATGGCGGAAATCTTGCTGCGAACGCAGTGCCAAGCGCGAATTATCCAATGTTTATAGAAGGTATTATGAATCGTGTTACAAGCATGTATTCGTTCGAAGTATTTTTATTAAATATTGGCGCGAAGATTGTATATACGGCTCCAAAGTCTACACCTTTTGTAGATTTAACACCAGAAGCGCTCACAGTAAACACTTTACTGGATATCGTAGATGGGAATGCTGAGAAATGGCTGCGCGAGCCAGCAAAAAAATAATTGAAATCCGAGTCGGATTTCCTTGGTAGATTCTAAGAAAGTCCCCAGTAAAGGGGACTTTTTTTCATATATGACAAAATTTTAGTCACATTAACTCTTTAAAATCTCAAAATTCAAAATCTTTAAAAAATTTGTTATAATAATATTAAAGATAAGGAAAGGAAATAAAAATAATATGTTAAAATTGATTAATCAAAATTTAATAGACAAAATATTAGAAGTCGTCACAAAAGGAGTGAAAGAAGAAACATTACCTCTTACCCTTGCTTTTGGTTTTGACGCAGAAGATTATGAGGGGCAGTGGCGCGAATGTACTGCGGCAATAATGCGCCAGGTTATAGCGCCGCTGTTAGAAAAATATGAAATAAGTAATATTGCCTTTTATGATGATAGAAGCTTTGAATTTACAATAGAAGAAAGAAGGGAGACATTTATATAATGGGAATCTTAAATGACATGACGCGCGCGACTTCGACTGTGGATCATGAAACTAGCCTTGAGGGCATGAAGCAGGCGCTGCGCGCGAATGATTCGATTGTGCAGGAAATATTTAAAACAACCTCTGAGAATACAGAGCGTTTAAAGGAATTAACCGAAAACTGTGTATGCAACAGAGAAAAGATTGATGGGATTATCAAACATTTAGAAGCGGAAACCGCGCGAGTCAGCAAACGCTATGATGAAACATTAGATGTTGTAGATATGTTTTTTGAAGAGATGAGTGATAATTGGGCAACCAATGACGTGCGTTTAGAGGATATAGATAGGGAAATAGCGGAAGCGCGAAAAATGCAGGTCAGAACACATATCACTTGCGGCATTGCAATGGTTTCTTCTATTATAAGTATTATTTTAACAATTATATTAGCGTAGCGGAAAGGGAAAAATATGGAAAATTTACAGAGAGAATTAACTAATTATTATAGGAAAAAAATTGATAATGCTATGAAAGAAGAAATTGCCAATCGCGCAGCCAGTGATTATAAAATAAATGTGGTTTACTCTTGTCATCTTCCTTACGACGATATTCGTATTGTGGGAGAGGTAGACTTATTGCAGCAGGCTACTATCAACGCCATAGATACAATAATAGAAGAATGGCGTGCACGTGATTATGACGTAGAACCTTATGGTTGTGGTAATTCATATGGAGTATATTGGAACTAATGATAGTAACATGGAAAAACTTTTTAGAAAAAGTAATAGATAAAAAGATGCGGCTTTGCCCTTATATCATGGAGGAAGAACCCCAGTGCAATGGCGCGATTCTTTGGCGCGTACCAAAGCCCTCTGACATAGAAACGTTACATTCACTTTCTGATGCTCTTGCTAAAGTTACAGAGAATTGGACTCTTGCAGGCTTTCCTTTAGAAATTATAACTCGCGCGCATAATTTTGAGATTTGTTATCACTGGCGTTTTGAATATGATGACAACTTATATGATGTTACGGAGATAAGTTAATGTTACGATTAATATTACAGGCTATAGTAATTTTATCTATTATAATAATATATTTTGGCATTAATACAATGGGGGTAGTAAAAATTATTGACTTGTGCGCGAATGAAGACCCTAATACTCCCTCTATAACATACTGGGTCAAGTTAATTAGTATTAGTCTTGGTTGTATATTGAGCGCAGCACCATGTTTATTTTTAATTAGGAGTATATAATAAAATGATTGAATTAATTACAAAAGAAGAATTAACTGATAGCACACCAAGCGCATCTTACAAGCGCGCAGTAGAAATTAAGCAGGAAGCAATCCTTAAAAGCATCAATGCTTACTTACTCTTGCTTCTTACTAAGCGCCCGCAGGTGATTAAAGACTTTGATGGCGCGGTTGTGCTGAAAAAGCATAGACCTGAAGAGTATAAGGCTGCGCGCAATATAACTACAGTTGCTTGTGAGCGCGCTCTTAAAAAGATATTAGAGGCAGGGTACAATGCCAAATACGAGGTTAAAAGGGCGGAAACCCACGACTGCGCGCTTTGTGAAGATAGAATTACTATTTATTGGAAAGAAGCAGCAGATAATATTTATGATATGATTTAAGGAGAGATTATGACTAACCGAGAATTTTTTATTAAGAATTTTAATGCCCCAACTTATCACGATTCTAAATGTCATTCTACGGGCTGTACTGGCATACCATGTATCTCTTGCGCGTGGTGGAACCAAGAATATGTTGAACCTTTAAAAAAATATAAGCCGAAGAAGCCTATTAAAGTTTTTATTAGTCAGCCTATGAAAGGTAAAACTAAGGAAGAAATCATGCAAGAGCGAAAAAATATAGAAGATAGATTGCGCGGTAGACAGCCAGCTATTTTTATTGATTCTTACTTTGGCGAAGGTACTAGTAAAAATCCATTAGATTCACTTGGTAAATCTATATCTTTAATGGGAGACGCGGATTTGGTTATCATGGCGCGCGGCTGGCAAAAAGCTCGTGGGTGTAGAATTGAATATGAAGTAGCTCGCGCGTATGATAAATTAATTTTAGATTATAGTGAAAATCCGCCACGTCTTGTAGGCGCGGAAGTCTGATAAATTTTTGTCAGACTTTTCCGCTGCTTGGGCGCGACACTATAATCCGCTGAATAAATTTTTTATATTATATGAAAAGAAGTCGGTTTGACTTTTAAGAAAAATTTTTATATAATATAATTAAATTAAAGTGTTATTTTGTATTTTGTATTTTATTTTTCCAATCGAGGAGATACTCGTTGCAAAGGGTATCTCCTTTTATAATGCCTTGATTTAATTATAGAAAGGAAAAATAAATATATGACAAAAACTAAACAACGGTCGTTTACCGTACAAGATAACGCGAAATGGATGCATTATAGAATCAATGATATCTTATATGGATATTTAAAAGTTAATGCAACTTATTACGAAAATCCTAATGTTCTAGATAAAGATCATTATTTATATATAACCAAGCAAAAAGAAAGAGAAATAAGGAAAGAGGTTGCAGAAAAAATGAAATGTAGCGAAAGAACTATCCAACGTCAAATAAAAATTTTAATAGAGGAAGGATTGTTAAAAGAATTTTCTTTTATTTCTAATAATGGTAAAAAGCATCCTTCTTATGGAATAGTGCAAGATGCGCCTCCATTTGTTTTGCTTTCTGATGAGTGGTTAAGATATTTAATTAATGTTAAAAATATCGGAGTAATTAAAATATATGTATATTTACTTCAAAAATATAATATAGCGCAATATTATAATAAAACTACTTGTTTTTTTACTAATCAAGAATTATTAGAAGCCTTACATTATAATACTTTATATGTAGATGGACAAAGAAAAGTTAAAGATATATTAAATGATTTACTTCGTTGCGGAATTATTGACTTTAAAGAAATAACTGTTCAAACAGAACGTGGTCTTCGACAAAGAAAACAAATTCTTTTTATCGCTCAAAGCGAAAAAGAAATAGAACAATACTCTCATAGAGTTAAAAATAATTAGAGGAATCTAAAAAGATTCCTCTTTTTTTTATACCTTTTACAGCAAAACGTCTTTTACTGGATTGGACATTTTACTATAGGCAAGAACACCAGTAAATTTTGGACATTTTACTATAGGCATATAATAGTATAGGTGGAAAATAGGTCCGCGCCTTGCAAGGCGCCCCAGCTACAGACGAATCCTTCGGATTCGCTGTACGCAGAACAGAATAAATTCTGTAAAAACTGCGTACAGCGAATCCGACCGCGCCCCATTATTTTTGCAAGCGCGCAACACATTTTTAAAAATTTTTAAATTTTATGATAAAATATAAATATAAACAAAAGAAAATGTCAAATGACTAAAAAATAAAGGACGTCTGAGGAGGATTTTTAATGAGAAAAGAAACATTATTTGCTGCAATCGCGCCATATATAGGAGTAAATAAATATACTAATAGATTAATGTACTGTAATGACGCAGGCGATGATTATAATGATGTCAACTGCAATGACTGCACTTTCTGTTCCTCTTGCGGCGTTGTTTCAGAAGAAAAATTAAACCTAATGAAAATAATGTGGTTAAAAGAACATTTTAATAATTGGAATGACAAAACTGAAATCCTTGATTATGCAAAAGTACATGTAGGTGTGGACTCAGAAGATGATACAAAACTCTTTGATTGCTATGAAGGAGGTCGCGCCGCTTGCGCGAACTGTAAATTCAATGAAACAAAACCGTGGTGTTCTCATAATGAAAAAATAAAATTTTTTTTACAGTTTGAATAGCCTTAGGACTTAATCAAATCCCAAATTCAAAAATTTTAAAAAATTTGTTATAATAATTATAGAAGTTAAGGAAAGGAAAAATAAAAATGAAGAGAATACTTACTACAGATTATAAAGAATGTTTAGAATTTATACTTGATGAATTTGGAGTAAATAGAGAAACTGGAAAATTATGTCTTTGCGAAAATTTATCTTGTATAGATTGCTTATTTGAAGAAACCAGAGATTGCGACCAGATTTTTTTATGGTTTAAAGAACACGATATTGAAAAATATATAGAGCAAATGGTGCGCGAAGGTAGCTATGGTTTAGCTCTTCTGAACGAGAAGCCAATGTACTGCCGCGTTGCAATAGAGCATAATCTTTGTTCCTCTTGCGCGTTCTACAGTGAAAATGGAGATTGCGCGCAGCGCAGAATAGATTATTTACTTGAGGAGGTATAATATGAGTTGGAAATCTAAATATTGTGAAGCTCTTGCGCTTGTACCTTATGCAATAGATAAAGATACAAATGAAGTAAATCTCTGTGAAGAAACTTTATGTAAAGATTGTGTCTTTTGTAACTTGGGTCAGTGTGACGCAGTAATTCGCATGATTTATTTTGAAGAACATTTTGATGAATTATTTTCTAAGAAAGTAAATAGAGTGCGCCCAGCACTTGGAGTTACTGATGATTATATTGGCGGCTGCGGCAGTGAGATGGATTGCTATGATTGCATTTTTAAAAACGGTGGTATAGATTGCCAGACTAAAGCACGCAATTTTATATGGAATAGAATAGATTAGCTATATTTAAAGAAGGAGGAAAATAACGTGACTAGAATTGAAAGAGATAAGGATATATTATTTGATATTTTAGCTCAGTGCACAGGAGTTGGTGCAGGTGATAATAAGATTTATTTTTGCCGAGAAATTAACTGTGATGATTGCGCGTTCCAGAAGGTTTGCAATTCAGGAAATAACTATGATGTGACTGTGCCTATGGTTAAGTGGTTGAACGATAATTGGGACTCTCAGAAAGAGGATATCTTTGATTATCTTTGCGATGATATTGCTGTTAATACCAACTGGAATAATGAATATACTAGATGTAATTACATATTTTGCCGTGAATGTTTATTCAGAGAAGAGCGCGGCTGTACCTTAGAGAAGAAGAAGTATTTTAAAGAAGAGGTATAACTATGAGAAGAGTTAGAAAAGTATTTTCAGAAGAAATAAGCGATGTTGACCTCACACCAGATAAACAGGAAGAAGTGCTTGCGCTCATATATTCTAAAGACCATGGCGTGAACAAAAAAGGAGAACCAATAGTCTGTAGCTACGTATATTGTGAAGACTGTATATTCTGGTATAAAGATGATTGCTCTGGCGCAATGTATGATTGGTTAATGGAAGAAATATAGCGCGTAACTAAAAATAAATCTCAAAAATATCATGCCTTACATTTTTCTCATGTAAGGCTTTTTTATAATAAAATAACCAAAAAATTAGAGGTCTTTGAGACTCGTTTTTAGTCATTCTCTCATTTTAAAATTGCGCTCGCGCGACTATTAATCCTCAAAAATATTTTTGTTGCGCGCCGACCATTCATTTTCTATTTGCTATTGCATTTTTACAGTGCTTCACTGTTAATTTGACAAACAAAAATTTTGTGTTATAATTTTCTTACAGAAAAAACAAAAACAAAAAAGCCAAAAGTGTGTAGAGGTTTAAGGGGAAAGACCTAGACTTATTATATATATATATATATATTTATATATATATATATA